ATGTTCACCGCCTTCGCCTTCCGCGGCCGCCAACCTTATACCGTTCGCCGGAACACAGCCCAGGGCGCGACCTTGCGCCCGAAACTGGCGAACCGGCCGGATGCGCCGACTTCCGCCGGGAAGTCCTGAACTGCGGAGCGTCTACGGCCTCATTGGCAACGGATCACGCCGCTGGCGATTTCGTCGTCGATGGAGCGCAGCGCATCGGCATCCTGGTGCATCTGCTCGATCACCTCGAGCAGGCGCTGCGCCAGCTTCGGATCGTTCGCCCGCTCGACGGCGCGCATGACCTCGACCGCAGCCGATTCATGATTGTTCGCCATCTGCTTGAGAGCCTTGCGCAAGCGCTGCTCGGTCCATTTCATCGACATGTCGCTTCACCCAGACTGCATATACGGACCCGCCAGGAACGACGGGCTCGCTTAAGAGCGCCGGACCCGGAACAAGTTCAACCTGCCGTCGCCCCATGAGGGCGGGTTGGGTGCCGGAAAGGCAAGCGGAGAAGAGATCGAGAAGCGCAAACGAAAACGCCAGGCACAAGGCCTGGCGCTTCGAAATATGGGGTGGACGATGGGAATCGAACCCACGACACCAGGAGCCACAATCCTGTGCTCTACCAACTGAGCTACGCCCACCATATCGTGAATCGTGCCGGACGTTCCGGCTTCAACCGCAGCGGCCGGACAAGCCGAGCCTGAAGGTGGTGCGGACGGAGAGACTCGAACTCTCACGCCTTGCGGCGCTGGAACCTAAATCCTGTCTCGCACCTCAGAAGCTCTTATATTACAACAGTTTACGCCGACCGCAATCACTTAAACTGTGCCAATCGTGAAATTCCTTTTCACGTTTTCCATTTCCGTGCTTCACGTTTCCGTCACGGCCAGCATTCAGCGGTCCGACTCATAAGCCGCGACGCCGGTCCCTACCGCCCGCCATTCGTCCTGCGGCATACGCGAATCACAGATGAATACCTCGACCTCCCCGCCTTCTTTCGGCTCCGCAGGCCGAATAGCAGCATGCCGGAGAATCGTCTCCATGTCCGGGACGTAGCTGCTCTCCGAGCCGTGGAACGACCAGATGCCGAACTTGCCAGCGCTGCCCACCTGGTGGTCGAGTTTCACCGACCAGCCCCTGAATCGAATGACCAGCATCACCGAGCTCCGTAGGAAAAGGCCGTAGTCTACTCCTAATCCTGACAGGCCTGGTTCGCAGCCAGGATGTGCGCCTCGTAACCGATCCGCTGCAAGCGTTCGGCGAGCAACGCACGGACCTTGGTCTGGATATCGTCGCTCTTCTTCAGCCCAGCGGTTGCCCAGGCCGGCACCTCCACCGCCGGCACTCGGCAAGGCACCGCCACCGGCACCTCTACGCGCACCGTGCGCGGCTCAGGCTCGACCTGGCCGGCGCATCCCGCCAGCGCGAACACCAACCCCAGCACCTGCACCACCTGCACCTTTCGGCTGCACCTGCCGGAAATCGCTGCACCTGCAGTCTTTCGCCACGCCTGCAGCTTCATAGCCCCAGCTCCTTGTCGATGACCGCCTCGGCGGCAGCACACTGCTCGCCGGCGGTGCGATCACGCAGCAGACGGTTGGCGGCGGAATACCGCTCGGCGGCCTGATGTCGTCCCTGCTCCACCGCCTGGGCTGCATTCCGGTCCCGCTGTTCGCCGGCCAGTCGCAGCGCGGCAACCTGTCGGACCTGCTCCGCCACTGAGGCCTCCAGGCTGCCCCGGGCGGCACGGCAGGCGACCAGATCCGCCAGCGCAGCATCGAGCTGCGGCCGGTAGTGCCGCGCGCCGATCCAGACACCGCCAGCGGTGCCGAGGCCGACCAGTAGCAGGCAGGCCAGCGCGATCGATAAAGCGCGGGCGGAGATCACGACAGCACCCTCTTCGCCCGCTCCCACAGCGCCAGGCGCTCCGCCTGGCCTTTGAGCCCGCCGTTGATGCGCCGAGTGATGGCGGCGAACTCGCCGCGGTCGGCCAGGTCATTCAAGCCGTGACTGGCCCACCACCAGGCCGCCGACAGCGCAGCGAATTCCGGCTGCTCGAGCAGCTCTGGTTCCTGCTCCAGCGGCTGGCCCAGCCCGGCGCCGGCGGCGCGGTAGTTCGCCCGGCCGGTGATCTGTAGCAGCCCGCGCCCGCGGTACCGCCAGCCGTCGCCGGAGGCCTCGTCGCCATTGCCGTTGCGCGAGGCGTAGGCGTTGTTGGCGATGGCCCGAGGATTGCGCGCCAGGCGCTGCGCCAACGCGTTGGGCTGCCAGTCGGCGCCGAGGTAGCGAATCGGCCAGGTCGCAGCCAGGCCGCGCGCGCTGTAGTTGAGGTTCTCCACCAGGCGGGTCAACTGGCCGCTTTCATGGCCGATCTGGGCCAGAAACGCGGCGACTCGCACAGGCGACGTGATACCGAAGCGCGTCATCCCGCGGTTCAGCGCACCAACAAAAACGCCGGCGCGAGGGCCGGCGTTCGGGAGGATTTGCAGCAGTTGCTGCTCAGTGATAGGCATGCTGATCTCCAGGCACAAAAAAAAGCCCGCAGAGTGCGGGCTGGTCATAGAGTCTCGGGCTGCATCTCGGGAGGTGCCGGCATCGACAATCGGACATCGATCCAACTGTTGAGCGGGACATCCAGTGGGGCGCCCTTCCCGAGCACCATTTCGCCGTCGTCACTGAGTGTCCAGCGCTGTTTGAAGAGCCGGATGGTGACCGTCCCATCCTCAGCCTGTTCGCTGTCAGTGATACCGAGTGGGCGACCGCCGTCGGGAGACGCAGGGTCGATCACGCGCCAGCCCTCTTTCGCTAGCCCCAGGCTACCAGAGACCTTGTAGACGCCAACGGCGAGCCGTTGAACAGTAACGCCGCGGGCCTCTGCGTTGGCTACACCCCAAGCCCCCGCAGGCTCGAAGTCCAGTTCGTTGAGGTCCGGTCTCAAGCTCCCATCAACGTTGGCGATACGCACGACCGGCGATGCAGCACGAAGCGTCCCGTCGGTTGCTCTCGTCGTGTTTATAGTCGTGTAGAACTCGAAAATAGGGGCAGACGAGAATTTCCCGCACCGACCTTTGACCGTAGATGCCGGCACCTGGCCGAAAAACATCTGCGCTCCTCGCAAGTCGGATCCGTCGTAGCCGATCGTCAACACAGATCCGTTGCTAATGCCAGTTGCCACGGAGTCAACAGTTGTCGAATCGAATATCTCGACGCTTGTCGCATAACGATGAATCGATGGTGCTCGGTCAGGACGCTCAGAACCAATCCCGAATGCGCCGACCGGCATGGCGTTTCCAAGCATTGTACCGATATCGGCCTGGGCGGCGCTGCGCAACTCGAGCGAGTTCCTCGCCTGGGCCGGCGTCGGTGCCGTTGCCCACGGCTGAATGCCGGCCAGCGTCCCTCCCCACTGGTTCGCTATCAGGTTGAATCGATCGCTCAGCTCCTTGTCGTAACCCAGGATTGGCGCCACCGCATAGGGCTGGCCGCTAGCCGTGCTGCCCCGGTAGTTGGGCTTTATCGACATGACCGTCGAACTGGCGACGTTGCTCACTTCGTAGAGGCGCCCGTCAGGGGCAATAAAGGCGTCGCCTACCCGGACATTAGAAGAAAACTGAGTTCCGGTGCCGGTGACGGTCGGGCTATTTTCTGTCACCGCGACGGTGCCGGTTGAATACCATGCCATTTAAGCCTCCATCAAATTACGCGACAACAATGAGTGGCCAGTTGAACTTAAATCCGATCTCATCCGGAACTAACGAGGAGACGAAAATCATGGCCCGGGAATTGTACAGGAACCCTATACGAGGTGGTTCCAGAGTATAGATATGCTTTAGATTAAAATGACTCACCAGAAAATAGGTGGACAACCCATATGGATATGGAAGTGCCCATGTTTGCATGTGCATACCTCCGGGCCAATTAGGGTTATGGGCGTATAACTCCCACTCCTGCGCCCCTCCAACAAACCGCACAATCTCGCGATTACTGTCGAACATGACACGCGACTGAGCATCGAATACATGCATGCCCCACCCTCCTATACGGGGTAGCATGACTGCTGCGGCCTTCCACTTTCCTCCATATACCGGCGGGTCGGTATCTTGGAAACTAGACTGGTAAAACGCAAATCCAGACCAAGCCCCAGCCCCTCCCAGATGTCGAAATCTATAAATCTGGTGAGGCCCATTAGGACAGAAGTATACATATGGCTCGTAGGGCGAGTTAATTGGCGCCGAGTAGTTTACAACAATTTCCACCGCTCCTTGAACGCCATACACCCCACCTTCAACAATATGCATGCAGGGGTTTGAGTCATCGATAATTGTTTGCCCATTGTTCCCTCGAACAAGGATACCGTAGCTCATGAGAACATTACCGCATGTAGGACATAGGTAACATTTGGAGATCCGTCTCGCAAAAACGTAATTACATTTCCAGATATTCTATAGGAAGGGACGTTTCCAAATGGGTAGCCGCTTGAGATTAAGAAAACTACACCACGAGCGGGATCAAAGCCGGGAATACTCACTGCCATTCCTCCTGTGATCGCTCCAATCGATTGTCGATATACAGTCCGCGCCGACTGGCCGGTGAGGTCCATCACGATCCCTCCGGCTGCGTTTCGAATTCGGATGCCATAGCTCATGCGTCGAGATTCCCGATCTGTACCCGTAACACCAGGTTCGCGTCGTAGACTTTAACGGCCTCCGCTGTCTGCCTCATGAAGCCTCCGGACGTTGCGCTGTTCATCGTCAAACTCCCTGCTTTATCAAGCTTCCACAGCGGCTCGCCGTTGGCACCGAGTGCGGTCGACTGAATCACGTTGCCGATCTTCGCGTTCGTAATCGAACCGTCCTGAATCATCGCGTTGTTGATGAACATCTGGCCTCCGACGATCGAGACCGGCGCCACGGTCTGCCCGCTGGAACTGTTGAACCAGAGGAACCGATCAGCCTGGAACGCCATGGTCGTCACGCTCGTACCGCTGTCGAACCCAAGCTGGAACCCGGTGGCGTACTGCTGCCCATTGGCATGGGCCTGGAGCTTCACGCTGTACATCGCCTTCACGCCCTGATCCAGTGACGCTACAACGCTCTGTGTGGTCTGAATCGCGGCCCCGTTGGCGCTCGTTTGCGCCTGGACGGTCTCTACACGCTTCGCCTGCGCCTCGATCTCATTCGCGCGCACGATGACCTCGGTGGCTGCTCGAGCAATGGTGTCCCACCCCTTCAGTGCATCCGCTTTCTCTCCGGTAGCCGGCTCCCGGCGCGCGGCTGCTTGCAGCACGTCCAGGCTGGAGGCACTGGACTGAACAACACCGTCGAGCTCTTCAATCGCGGCCGCATTCTCAGTCACGCGTAACGCAAGGGCATCGACCGATTCGACGAGCTCGCCCACATCAGCCCAGTAAACGGGGTTCGGCGGCGGATTGCCCGCGGGAACGTCCTGGAGGGCTTGATAGAACCTGCCGTTCAATCGAACGATCTGGCCCTTCTGGTATACCGTGCCGGCGTCGTAGTACTGCTCCATCAACTGGTCGACGTTACCGCCGATTTGCTCGATGTTTTCGAAGAACTGCTCGCCGAGGGCGGACTCGACGTACTCCTTGGTGATCAGTTCGTTGTACTCGCTCGCATCCGTCGAGCTTATGCCGTCGACCCAGGCCGACCAGGGGCCGACGTTGCCGGTCCGGTCGATCAGCCGCCCGCGGAAGGCCAGGCGAGCGCCGGCCGCCAGCGAGGTCAGCGTGTGGGTGTCGGTCGGGTAGGCGAACAAGCCCAGGGCAGTTGCGTTCTGCTCGCTGCCGCCCGGGGTAACCGACTGTTGGATCTCGGTGTAGGCGGTGTCCGCCGCGCCACTGGCCGGGAATCCCCACTCCAGGCCGATCTTCCACGGTCCGCTGGTGGTACGCAGGAACGCCAGCGCCGGCGGCGCACCGGTCTTGCCGGTGATGTTGGTCAACACCGAGTTCGCTGGGATCGACGACACGTTCATGGAGTTCACAGCCCGCACGCGCGCAAGGTACTGGCCGGTGTATACCCCACGTACTTCCACCATCAGCTCCCCCGTACGCGGAACCCTGACCCACTCGCGCGAGCCCCAGCGCCACTCTACGTCGTACGCTACCGCGTCCGGTGCCGCGTCCCAGGCGATGGTCATGATCGTGACCGCCAGGCCTTGCTCGACCGCGATGTGCTGCGAGATCAATACGCGTGCAGGTGGATCCTGCACCCCGGACGGGAGGACGCTGATCGGCCGAGAATCGATGATCGCCCCGTGATCGATCGCATCAAACTTGCCGGGCTCGTGCTGGATAACCTCAAGCTGGAATTGCTCCCAACTTGGTCTGGTCACGTTCTTGACGTAGAACTGCATCAGGGCCAGGTCGTCGTAGTCGATCGCCCAACCGCTCTCGGGGGAAGGCTCTTCACTGAAGTCGGCCACCACCGTTATGACGCGTCCGTCATGACCTTGAATCGCCCTGGCTTCCGAGCGCCCACTGGGCAGGTTGACTCGCAGCCGCGCGCCGACCGGGATATCCACATCTCGGTCTACGGTGATTGCTCGTCCAGATACCGCCGAGATCCTGCCGCCATTCGCACGACCGGCAAGCATGGGGTCTGCCAGAGCCACCACCTGTCCAGGCCGCGGGATGAATCCATCCAGGCCAACCTTCCAGACGGCCCCACGAGTCTGCAACTGCTCAGTCATAAGCGCCCACTGCCCCGCCCGCTGCGCCTGACCCTGGCTGGTGCAGCCGAGAGCCCCGACCGATACCTCCCTGACGATCCCGCCAAGCTCGATAATCGCATCCTCGTCGAAGACCGGCTCTTTGTCTGTCTCGAACGCATTGGCCGGGTTGTCCCAAGAGACCATCGCCAGCGAATGGCGGTCTCGCGTCCGCGTCCCCGAATACGCAACCACGCCATCGTTCAGAATCTGCGAAGTGGAGTAGGTGTAAACCGGGTCCTGAGGCATGTCGGCGTTGACAGTGATCTGGCTACCATCCCAGAACGCCAACCCATGAAAGATTGCGGCGAGGTCCTGAAGAACGGCATACGCCTCCTCTTGCTTCTGAAGATAGAGGTTGCAAGTGAACCGAGGCTCTTGACCGCCTTTCCCGTCTGGCACCAACTGGTCGCAGTACTGCGCAATGCGATAGAGGGCCCAACGGTTGACCATGCTCTGGTCGATGCGCTCACCCAGACCGTAATAGGGGTTCAACACCAGGTCATAGAAGACCCAGGCCGGATTGTTGGAATAAGCCTCCTTGAAGGTGCCGTCCCAAACGCCATTCGTGGTACCGGGGCCGCCGGTAAAATAGGTCCGAGTCTCAGGGTCATAGTTCATCGGAACCCGCACGATCCGCCCGCGCATGAGCGCAGAGAACTTCGGAAAGTCGCCCCCGAACTGCTGGGCGTCATACTCCACGCAGCCAACGGCGGTGAGCGGAAACTCCTGGTTGCTGTCGACAACTTCAGCTATCGCAGTCAGCATCATGGTGTCCTGGACCAGAGAGCTGTTCGCCTCAGGCGTGATCCGCCGCACGCGAACCGCCCAGTGCCCTCCTGCCGGCAGGTTGATCCGATGAGAACGGTAGTAAGTCGTAACGTTCTTCCGGTCGACAAACGTGCTGAGTACGGTCTGGTAAGGAGCGCCATCCGTGGCGACATCGATCGCGTACTCAATGCGCACCCCATTGATGTTCCCGGACGAATCCTGCGCCTGCAGGTTGGGCCAGGACAGGCGCACGCGTACCGCATCCGCCGTGGCGTTCGTGACGGTGTAGATGTAGGGCTGCGTGCTGAGCAAGGTCTGGCCCACCGCAATCTCGTTGCTGGACTCCGCTACACCTTCCAGTCGCTCCTGATTTAACTCGCCCGGTCGAAACTGCCACTTCACGTCGGGATAGTTCAGCGTGCCGTCTTCTGCCTGGATCGGAGTACCGTCAAGCTTGATCGACTTGAGTCCATTGACTGGGCCAACAATCGGACCCCAGCTCAGGAGATACACGATCCGAGCAGTGGACAGCGATGCGACGCCGTTCTGGGCGATGTGCGGCTGCTTCGGCTTGGAACTGCCCCCCTTGCTTCCACGCAAAGGCTGATGGCGCTTCTCGGTCACAACAGACATTTTCGATCTCCAGAAACAAGAAACCCCGCCGAGGCGGGGTCTGGCAGCAGTCGTGCTAGAGCTGGTCTTCCGTGTAAACCCCGCCCGACTCGACGGCGCCGCCGATCTCTCGCTCGCCGTAAAGCACTGGGTATGGGTTGCCCTGAGCAATAGTGGTCATGGCGCCACCGAATCCATAGCTCGGGTTATTCCCATCCTCGTTCTTCGCGGCGGAAGCCTGAGTTGACGGGGCCAGCATCTGGGCAACGCCACCAAGCGCCAGGCCAGCGCCGCCAGCCATCATTGCAACGCCTATTGCCGAGGTGGTACCGAACGTGAAATAGCCCGCAACGACCAACGCCGCCCCCAGGACCGTCTGAAAAATCCCGGAACTCTTGCTGCCTTGGATGACTGGCACGATGCGGATGACCGACTCGCCGGCTCCGGCCAGGTTAAGCTCCTCTTCGCGAAGATTTCGCCGCCCTACGAAAACCGCGAACCGCATCCCGCGCTCTTCTGCGGTTCGCATGAATTTCTCGAAACCATCTACCATGCTGGCCAGGGCAATGGCGGCCTCTCGCGGCCCTGATACATCGAGCACATACTCACGGCCAAATTCACGGCGCAACGCGCCATACAGTCGCACGGTCTTCATTGGGGGAAGTCCTTGTGGCGAAGGATCAGCCGGACCCTGTTGGCCATGGACCAGCCGTAGATTTCGCGTGTGGCCGCGCGACCCGCCATGTGGTGATAGATGAACGGACCCGAGCCGCCCAGCGCTGGAGCCTCTTCACTTCGCAAGCAAGGATCGGCACCGAGATAGATCGCGGCATGGTTCGGGTGATAACAAGGCCTCCCTGGAGTGGGCACCTGAAACACCAGCATGTCGCCGCGGCGCAGGTCTTCAACGCGATAGAAACCCGCACTCTCGTAATTGTCCTCGTACAGGCTCGATCCGTCCTTGACCTCCCACCAAAGGTCCTTGCGCTCGAAGTTCGGCAGCGTCACCCCAGCTTCTCGCTCGTACCAATCCCGGCAGGCGCCCCAACAGTCGAGCAAGCCGTGGGAAAACTCTCGGCCAAGCAACGGTGCACGATAACCTGATGGTTTGAACCAGGTCATTTCCCCACCCGGCAGCCCGATGATTCCCCACGGCAATCCGTGAAGCTCACAACTGACCCGGTCGGCCATGCTCGGGATCGGAGCCTTGTCAGGATGGCTATGGATGACGGCAATTACTTCGCCGCGGTCCTCTGCTGCTGCGTAGTCCCGGTGATCCATGACGAAGTTTTCGCGATCACTGACCGCCAGGTTGCCACAAGGCGCGTATTCTCGGCCGCTATCGGTCTTGAGCAATACGCCACACGCCTCGCTCGGGTAGACGGTTTCGGCGTGCGCCAGGATCTGACACTGCAGCTTTTGACTGATGCGCATGCTTACCTCGACGAAACGATCAAACTTGCCCCCAAGGAACCGCCGAAGCGGTTGGTGTTGCCGCGCAGCTTGCAACTGCTCCAGCGGCCGCCACACCGATCGAGAGCCGGGTTATCGGTAGGCTCATCCTTCTTCGTGAAGAGGGCAGCGCCGGTATAGGCGCAAGCCTCTCCTCGATACTGACCTCGGCACGCCCACCGGCAAAGCTTGGTGATCTGCTGGGCCGGTAGCATCTGCCCCTCCATGTCGATAGGGCTGCTGAGCGCGAAGGTGACCTGCTCCCGGGTTTCCTCGGTCTTCTGCTCGATGAACCAGATCCCCATCCGAGCCTCGTCGGCTGCATCGGGGTTGCCATCAGGGAAGTTCGCGGCATCCAGATAGTGCCTCCACGTCTCGATCACCCGCACCCTGGCGCCACAGAGGTCTCGCAACTGAAGGCAGATGGCCGATATCGCTCCTCGTATGCCGGCGAGTTCGTTTGCCAGTTGGAGGGTCGGCGACGCGGGTCGACCATCGCCGCGGATATCAAAGCCTTTTGCGGTGATTTGGATCGGCTCGTACACATTGCCCTGCCAGATGATTTCCCCTTCTTGGGCGTGGCCATGGAATCGCCAGAGATTTCCGCCAAGGCGCGTCGCATCCACCTCAAACAGCCGGATCAGGTTCCCCGGCTCAAGCTTCTGCACATCAGCATTGAAGGCCATGCGTTCTCCAGATATGAAAAAGCCCGCGCGAGGCGGGCTGGAAGGTTGTACAGCGTGGATGAAATGCCAGTGGCAACCGCCCTACCGGGGTAGTAGCGTCGTGCCTTCATGCAAGGGTTTCCCGACCCTGAGCGTGCCGGCCCAGGGATCGGGAGGCGCCAATGTCGGCGCGGTTAAAGACCTAGGAGGTCAAGATGAGCGAAAAGCCCGTTGTGTCACCCTTCCAACTGAGCGTTATGGCCGCACTATCGGTGGTTGGCTCAATTCTTGGGTCAACGAACAAAGGGGCCATCGACAAGGTGGTTGAGCATATCGAGACCATCAAATCCAAAATGCCAGCAGATGCCTCCCTCCGCGACGGTTCTTCTGAGCACCACCTAGCTCTTGATGCCTTGATTTCAGGGCTGAGGGCTGCCAGCAAGATGGATCAGATCTAAAGGATCGGCTCAAGCCCGAGAGCCGCCTCCATCCTCGAAAGCCGGCGCTCGAGCAGGTCGGCTTTTCTTTCTAACTCGTCTGTAAACTCTTTCGGCAGACACAGGCCAGTGACATCAACCGGCGAGATCGTTGCCTCCGAGACAAGCTTTTCGAAATCTGCACTACCAGGCTGCGGAAGCTCTACCGCCAACTCCAGCTTATCGAGTTTCATCACACTCTCCCGCGGCATAGCCGCTCATGGTTGGTTGTTACGGGTAGAAGACCTGAACGAACGTGAAGCTCAGTTCGTACAGCCCTCCACCCAACGGCCTCAGCTTGTATCCATTGCACCGGTATCGACCCTGTACGCCGCCAGGGGGCGTCCACAGGAACGACCTATACCCCTCGTGCCGGTCCAGGAAGGCGCGGGCGCCCAGGAGATCATCACCAGCCTCCAGGCGCCCGATGATCGTCATTCCATCCCAGGTCTCGGATCTGGTGTTGATCCCCGTTCCGCCGGACTGAACGTATCCATCCCCGAAGTCGTTCTGCCAGGTGCGCTGGGCAATCTCGCCGGTAGCTCCAAGGCGGGTACAGTAAGAAAAGGTCTCAGCCACTTATCGCCTCCAAAGCAGACCGTTCTGCCCCAACTCTTCCCGAATGACGCTCCGGACCTCCTCCCGCAAGGCCAGCCCGGCAGCCTCTCCCTGCATTCGAGCTTCCTCTTGGCTCATGCCGGGCTGGGCATTAACCGTGACCGGAGCGTTGATAGTGATCGACGGCGCCTGTCCAGCCCCAGCACTCGCGCCGCCTTCCCTGCTGAGGAAAGCAGTCAGGTCCCTGTTTTGATTCGGACTGAGCACCCGCTCACCAGCATCAAGCAGCCAGGTACTCTCCTTCGGGATGTTGTCGATGCCGCCGTGCGCGATGCCCGCGAAGGCCGCCGAAGAAACTCCAGCAACCATTGGCGCGGTAGCTGCGGCGGCAGCCGCAGCAGCACCAGCAGCCAGGCCAGGGCCAACAATCGGGATGGCAGCCGTCGAGGCAAAAGCTGCTAGCTGTGCCTGGAACGCCGTTGCCTGAGCATTGGCGACCAGCCCGATTGCCGCAGTCGATTGAGCCGTCTTCCCTACGACCAACTGCACCGCCTGGTAGACAAGCCACTGGGCGGCCATGTCAGCCAGGGCCTTGATGACCGACTTAGCCAGGTCCGCAGCCATGTCACCGAACGCATCTCCGAGGCTCTTGGTCCGCGTGACGATATCGGTGATTGCATCGCCCAAGCCGTTGGTAGCATCGCCAAGTGCGCCAGACACGAAGTCAGAGGCCTGCTTCGAGTAATTCTGTGCATCCTCCACGTAGGTTTCCCATGCGGAGCGGGCTCCAGACACCCAGTCCCCCTGGGCCTCAAGTCGAGCATCGTAGTTTGCCTGCAACTGCTCCAGCATTTGCTCATGGTGTTTCTGCTGAGCCTGAAGTTCCTGCTGGTACTCGTCGTCGCTCATCCCGACCGATCTGTCTGCGTAGCGGTCGGCAAGATCCCTGCGGGCCTTGGCGTAACGGTCATTCTCCTCGTTCAGCTTGTCGAACAGCCCCCTCTGGCTATCGCTCATCCCCATCCCGAGGATTTCGCGTTGCCCTTCGAGCTTGAGATTGCCCAAGCTCTCGTCCATCGCGGACTTGATCTCTCTGAGCCGCTTCACGAACGGATTAGCCGCGTCCACTGCGGAGTTGAACGACTTGGCCGCCCAGTCGATTCCCTTCGCATACTCCTGGCTCGTGATCTTTCCCCTGTCCTTCAGGATGTTGAGGGCTTCGATGTTCTTCCTGTACTCGTCCGTCGCAGTCGCGGTAGGGTCTATCTCCTTCTTGAGGTCCCGATACCGCTCCTCAGCCTGCTTCAGCCCCTTCGCAGAGTCCTTCAACAGGTCCTTCTGGGACTTGGTCGAGGCATTCGCCTTGTCCACGGCTGCGGCATAGGCCAGGGCGCGCTTTTCATCGTCAGGACTTAGCTTCAGGATGCCAGCGTTGACCTGGGCACGGAGCTTCTCTACCTCGGTCAGTTTGCCGGCGACAACGCTCTGCTTCTGCAAATTATCCAGATAGCTCGCGCCAGCCTTATCCGAAGCGAACCTTGCACCGTCCAGTTCTCGCTGTGTCTTCTGGATGGCAAGGCGCAAGGACTCTGCTTTCTCCTTTGCCTCGTCCAGCGAAGGACCAAACGGAACGTCGGTATTGTCGTCAACGCCCTTCTGGAACCGCTCCTGAAGCGCCTCGGCATCCTTCAATTGATCCTGAAGGCCCGCCAACTGCTGCTTCAACTGCTCATAGCTGAGCCCGGAAAGATCCTCCGGAATCATCGTCCGAGCGGCCTGACGGATGCGGGTGGAGGCGTCTTCGAAAGCATTGGCCGCACGACCAGCATTACTCTCGGCCTTGTCCCCGAAATCGACGAAGGACAAGGCTACCATCCCCAGCGAGATGATCAGCCCCGGCCATCCAGCAGCAATCCTGAGAATCCCCGCGCCTGCTGTTCTCAGGGCATTTAACCCTGCCCCCAAAGCTGTGCTGGCCGCGAACCATCGGCCCATTGCGGCCGTCGAGGCAGTTTGAGTTGCGGTAAGTTGCAAGTTCGCCGCAGAAAGCGCTTCGGTTGCAGACACTCGCTGAGCAAGGGCTGCGGTAACCGCCTGCGAGCCCGCCACGGAGGTGGCCGTCAATTGCGCCTCGGCAGCCTGAAGCTGCTTGATGATGGCCGTTTCGGATAGCCGTAACTCGGCCATTCGAGCGACAGACTGCTGTCGGCCAATCTCTGTGATTTGGGCCTTCAGCCGCTGACCTTCGAGTTCGCGCTCAGCCACAAGCGATGCCTGTACGGCCCGCAAACGAGAGATTTCGGAGGCTTGCCGCTCCCGATCAGCAGCCACCTGTGCACGAGCAGAAGCCACGGCTTGGCGGGCTCGGTCTAACTCAGCAACGGCCTCGGCCTTGACCGCCTGGGCGCGTCGCACCTCTCCGGCCGCAGCAACCGACGCAGCATAGGTCTGCTCCTGGGTCGCCTTGGCGTCTGCGATCTTGGCAGCCGTCGCGCTTACCAGAGCGCCAGCAGTACGTCCGATCGCCAGATACAGCCCAGTATTCAGGACCTGGACGAAGGCCTGTACGCCCGTAGAGTCAAGCGACTTCGACAGGGAAACCATGGCTTCCGTAAAAGCCTTGGACACCCCGAGAGTGCTATCTAGGCTGCCGATCGCTTTGGTCGCGCTGTTCTCCAACACTTGAAACGCGCCAGCGATAGTGGTCTGGGCGCGCGCAAACTGGTCATCAATAGCGCGTGTTTGAGACAGGATCGCCTCGAAGACCTGCTTGGAAGTCAGCTTGCCCTGTTCGCCAAGCTTTCGAAGGTCTCCAACCGCAACCCCGAGACCGTTTGCGACGGCTTGGGCCAGGCCTGGAGCCTGCTCAAGTACCGAGTTCAACTCCTGTCCTCGGAGCACGCCAGAGGCAAAGGCCTGTCCGAGTTGCACCAGCGCACCTTCCGCAGCGGCAGCGGAAACACCACTGGCCGACATGGCCTTGCTGATGTTCTGGGTCACCTGGACAACTTGCTGTTGATTTACCCCGAGGTCGCCAGTTGAAGCGGCAATCCTCTGGTACAGCTCCGCAGTGCCCTCCAAAGATGACCGCGCATTCTGAGCGACGGAATACACTGCATCCATCGACTGACTGAACTGAGCCTGACTTTCGCTGACCTGCTTGATGCGGTTCTCAATAGAGACCCAGGCTTGCGAATATCCAACAAGTTCTCGGGCGCTCAGATAAGCAGCCGCCGCAACACCAATAGACTTGATAGCGCTAACTGCCGTCGAACTCGCCCGCTGCGTGCTTTGCTCGATCCGCCCCATACTGCGCGCAGTATCCTGGGCTGCACGATTCATGTTCTGCTGAAATCCCCCAATGCGCGCAATGAGGTCGAGCGTCAGCACACCAAGGGAGCGAGAGGCCATTTAGCTTTTCTCCGGACAATAAAAAACCGCCCGAAGGCGGCTTGCATAGGGATTTTCTACTTCTTCAGATAATCATCCCCATTGAATATGATTTTCGGCCAATTTTAGTTTGGCCGATGCCAGTACAGACATGCCCATATCTCATATCTCAGACCGACAATGTCGGCATAGCTTAGCCTCCTCTCTGACGGCTTCCGCGCAATATGGGCATTTCTTAAAACCATTCGATATACCGACATCCACTGCGGCCTGACGAGACGAGCGTTCAGACGCTTGCTTATCTTCCCCTAGAATAAATATAAGAGGTATGGCGATTATCGGAGCGAAGAAACCAAAGACAAACCATAGGGCTATACTTCTTCTGCGAGATGCTGCCAGATACGCAGAGATTGACGCCAACCAAACCCCGAAAAACAAAATAGAAACCCAATTATTATAAACTTCCTCAAACATATCTTACCTGCCGATTAAATCAGAAACTAAAACAGCTTACCGACCAAATCTTGCAGGGGATGGAGAGGAACCTGCCCTGCTATACCCTGTAACCTTTCCATCTGGACCAAGAATTACCGAAAGCCCCTGGGTTTCTGTGCCAGCCCCCATAAACCCAACATAGGCATACCCCCAGGTAAGTACACGGCTCCCATCTGAATTGTATTGTTCCGCCATGGGCTTGCCAAAAATCGAAATCAACTGATCCTGAGTTGTTTGTCCCTGCACAATTCTATCCACCTGCTCCTGCGTAATCTCTTTTCCACTAGAGGCGCATCCACTTAAAACAGCAGTTAGAACTATTGAAGCAACCAATATATTACGCATTAACAACCCTCCCGGTGGTGATCGCCCGGAATCTAGCACGGAGCCAGCATCCTCGCCAACCGGAGCGCCAGCACAGGAACCCGGCATCCTTGCCAGGTCAAACCCATGCGGCCATGGCTTGCTCGAGCGAGATACCCACCGGCTCTACCGGCCCCCGAACATGGGGGCGGAAGTCGTCGGGTTCGCACTTCACACCCCCTACCTTGGCCTGAATCGCGGCTAACTGAGCCAGCACCCACTCCAGGCGATAGCTCCCGTTGAGGGAGCCACGCTTTTTCAGGTAGGCAACCCACGCCCTGTACTCATCGTAGTCGATGCGCTCCTTCGCCTCGCGAATGGTGCAACCGCCGATGCCGTTCAGCACGAGTTCATGCCAAACCTCATCGGCGGGCGTCAGTTTTTTTCGTCACCCGGCGCCGTGCCATTTACCTCCGCGACAGCCTGCAAGAGCAGGAAGCCCAACGCAGGGTCGAGGTTGAACGCAGTTTCGTAGGGAATCTCTTCCTCGCCACCCTCGCCCAGTCTGACGCTCTCAGCCAGGTAACGCGCATTCTGGCTCTTCTTGTCGTCGTCTTGGGCGAACAGGCGTTCCATGGCACCGAAACTGCTGCGTTTGATGAACACGTCGAAGGTGTCCGTGACCGCCTTTTTCTTGCCCGGCGGAGTGTGCGTCCAGGTGATGCTTTTCTTCACCAGTCCATCGCCAAGGACCGCGCCAGCGGCCACCAGATCGGCTAGTTTCATATCTGCTCCTTACGCGGTTTTCGTAATCCACTGCCCTGCGCCAGAGCGCTGGATCGTGGCCTGGGTGGCGACCAGGGTGTTGGCTGCAAAATCGAACGGGAAGTCGCTGACGTAACCACGGAAAACGAACCATGTACGCGTCGGCGGAAGATCAAAGTCCCAGTCGCCAGTGCTGTCTTGATCTGCGGACGGGCTTACACCGACACCATCTGACCAGCCGACAGCAAAGACAATATCCTGGTCACTGTCATCCTCTGAGAGCTGAAAAAGCCGAACATGGCTCGCATTCCGCGGATCTGCGTTCAGTCCGAGAGTGGCCTGACCAGGGGTGCGCATGCCCTTCTTGTATTTGCGCGAGGTTTCACTCAGGCAAGGATCCTCGATCTGGTCTGCCGGGTTACCGCCAGGGTTAAACGAGGTTGCGCACTCGATCTCCATCACCGTAAAAGGACCAGATCCAGAGGGGGGCGGAACAAGGGCATAGACCTGAGTTCCTTGGGTAAGCATCGACATAGCGTCTTCTCCTGTAGCAAGCAATAAAAACCCGCGCGGTGGCGGGCTGATCGGTTTAGGTGTCTATCGCTGGACTATCCAGTCGATGTCAAAGCTAACTCGGTAGGTCTTGGTTTCAGGGTCAACAGACTCTCCTCCCCAGCGGACTACATAAGCTGAAAGCTCAATTGCGTCCCTGATGGCCTTTGCTGCATCTCTGGCTTCCGCAGCGGTGGTTGAGAAAATGTCCACCTGGATGGTGAACCCATCGGCGTCAGGGCGGCCCCACAGGTAGTTCTCCGGCGACCCCGATATGGTCTGCCATGTTGCATACGGTTTGACGACGAGTTGGGGGGCCAGGCCAAACTGGTACATCCTCAGCGGGGACGCGCCAAGGATCGCAGTAACAGCGGGGCTACTTGAGCAGACCTTAAAGATTGGCGGATGCATCACCTTCCCCTTAGAGCCTTGTCTATTTCGCCATCAAGCTCGGATATGAATTTTTCAGTAACGGGCTCAATGTTTTGAGACAGAGCAGGCCGCATGAAAGGCTTGGCCGGCGAGTACTTGGTGCCTAACTCCAAGTAGCGCCAGTGTCTGGTGTCGCCACCAGGATTTCCGCTTGCATCCTTGCTGTACTGGTTTCGACCAGCACCACCGCGCACTCCAACCTTCATCACCACTCCCCCCTCACGCCGCCCCTGCTTGGCGGACTCTTGAGTGATGATGTTCTTCCAGATTTTCTCTGGTGTTTCGGGATCATCGACAAGTCGCGCCCTTTCTCGTGCGGCATCTCTGACAATGTTCATCGCCCTGCGGGCTGCTTTTCTCAGGCCGTTCTTTTGAAGTCGCGGGCCAAGAGTTCTGAGTTTCTCGAGCACGCCTTCAAGCCCGGTGATGTTAAACTCAACGCCGTCAGCCATGGACCCTCCGGAACGCAAAGCTGGTGATGCCTTCTCGGCCAAGGTCGGATTCCGCCTGGTTCATCTCCACCAGTTCGAAGCCATGCCGCTCGCACCAGGCAACCAGGCCCGGAAGGCTCCAATACCAGCAATGCTCACCCGGCTTGTAATGCTTGGAGGCCAGGCAGTCAGCCTGATCCTTATAAATCGGCATCGACACGAACAGCCACTCGCCAACGTGGCCCAGCAGTTTCTCCGGCTCCGGGATGTGCTCCAGGCTGTCCCAGCAGGTCACAGCTTCTGCGTGGTGCTGGTACGGATCGTAATAGCGCTCCTGCGCCCTCAGCCAAGCCACCGCTTCCGGATTCACGTCAAAGCCCATCGCGCCGGACTCTGTGACGAAACGGCCTCCGCCGATACCGATATCTACCACCTGTCCGGCAAAGTGACGGCGCACCAGATCGATGCGGCACTGAGTCAGCGCAGCGCCCATCGGGGTAGCGTCAAGCAGCTGGTACTTCTCGAAATACGGCCCGCTATAGTCCATCGGAGGACGCGGGTGGAAGCCCATGCCAAGCTCTTCAGACCAGAGCAGGCAGTCGGTCAGCCCAGGCGGCAAAGCGTTGGTCATGATCGGTGATCCTTTTGTCGCAGTTGTGCTGTTTCATGGTGCAGCGGCAGAACCTGTCGGGAACCGCGAAGGTGATGCGGGACAGGTCCATGCATTTGTCGGTGATGTGTTCAGGCGAGTTGTAGCCGCCCTGACCGCCGCAGATGATCCAGGCCGGAACCTTGGCGGCGATGCTGGCCGGAACAATCCAGCCGATGCCGCCAATCACGGCATCTGCGTGCTGGAGCAGCGCCAGCAGTTGTTCAACCGGAAGTTCGCCCTTGTGGAACTGGATGTCAGCCGGCGGAAGTGGATCGAGCGCCCACTCCTTTCCCGGCTCCAGGTCCGCCACGGAAACCACTTTCCAGCCCCTGCGGCGCATCTCTTCGGCAGCGCTGGCGATGTACTCAGGCAGTGGGTTGCGCGTGTCTGCACGCCACTCAGCGCGAACCGTGGCTGGGCGAACCAGCACATAGCGGCCATTGACCGGCGACGGGCCGAAGTCAGGCAAATCGAACGCACCGGGCTCGCACCGGAAAGCTTGTCGCAAGCCCTGGATGATCGGCATCTGTCCGTATGCGATTCGTAATTGTCCACCACCGAAAGGCTTGTGCCACTGCGCCGGGCGCTGGACGTTCTTCGCTTGCGTGCGGAGTTGGGTGATTGGACGCACGCATTTCACATCGATGTCTGAATAGAGTTGCGGCCATGGCGTTTCGAGATAGGCGCCCTGGTGTTTCTTCACGAACGCGCGCGCGTAGATATTGTCACCAAGGCCAAGCATTCCGCGGATAAACAAGCGACCTCCTAGCGTCCGTCCGTCAATCCATCAGAGCAGCGCAGTCTCCATTCGCGCCGAGCGGTGACATCGGTCTCTGCGCTGGTGATGTTGTAGACTCGGCCATCCCAGAGGATGCGCCAGGTGTAGAGTTCCAACCGCTCAACGGGGAACCATCGACAATTGATCCTGGCAGTGGTCTCCGCCTGCGTAGCATCGGCAGCGATCAACTCGCGACCTGGTCCAGTCAGAACCTCGGCGGGAAGGTCGGCGCGACCGGAGAACAGAACGGTCTCCCAGGTCGTCACCATTTCCCCTGTATCAGGGTCTTGTGTTTGGACCTGCCGCTGAAACTGAATGCGGTGGCGCATACGGTAGGCCAGCATTCAAACCCCCAAGCCGCATCGGTACGGCATCAGCTTCACCTCGGCCGCCTTACGCAGCGTCGCGATTTCATCGGGAGCAGCCTGATAGCTGGCCTGAAGTAACAGAAGCACTCCGATGACCACGCTAGGCGGAAGGCCCGGCTCGCTACTGACAGCCTCACTACTCTCTTCGCAGTTGCAAAGGCCATCAAGGGACTGGCGCCACATGAACTGGCAGGCCTCGTCCTCCGCTCCATCAAGCAGCAACTGGAGCTTGGCGTCATCCCAATCGTGGATCACATCAAGAAAGGACTTTGCCGTATCAAGCGGGATCAGGCTCATTCAGCGCGTCCTCCAGCGGTCTACGCGCGAAACAGGTAAGCGCCGTTTCGCGTGTGCAATTGATGATTTCTATCCCAGGGTTCTTGCGCTTCAGGTTTTCGAACTCTACCGGCCACTCGGATATCTTCCCTGCACTACCCAGTCCTCTGGGGTGATCACCATGCCAGTGAGACATCCCACCAGTTTTCTGCATGTCGTAGCCGAGAAGGATGATTCGCTTGGCGCCCCTGGCTATGGCCAAAGAAACTGCGCCGCCGCCTGAGTTTCTGTAGTGCTCGATGCGTGCCGTCTTGATGCCGAATGGATTGGCGCTGAGCGTCAGAAGCTCACCGCAGAAGTTTGCTTTAGCCTCGGCGGCGTATCTCTCCCACCAGACTTTATCCATTGCCCACAGCGCATCAGCCCAGGGAGTCAGTCGGAACGTTGTGTTCGTGCAGATGGCCGCCCTCTGCGGCGAGGAGTTCCGCCACTCTCGGACTCGTTCGCAGTCTTCTGCTGTGAGGCTGGGGCCGCTTGCGATGCAGACGGCGACTCGCCAGCCACAGGCTTTGGGATCTCTGATTCCACAATCTGGCAAAGTCCGCGCGCCACCAACTGGCGAGCCAGGTGCTCGGATGCGAGGTATGCATCACCACCAGCCTTTCTCACACGACCGCCATCCAGGTATGAACGAACCGGCTTGATCATTACGTCAGACATAATCACCTCAAAGAAAGAGGGGGCCGGGAGACCGGCCCCTTCCAGTCAGCTGGCGGTCAGCGAACCAGTCACGAAAGCCTCGGGGCGATAGACCGCGAAGGCCAGCCGCTCCTCAGCGCGGATAGTGACCATGTTGTTCTCGAAGTCCTTGTCGTTCTCGGTGGAAACCAAAACCTCGATGTCCATGCGGTCGAATATCTGGGCGCCGAGCGAGAAAGCTCCGGTCAGGAACTCGTCCTGAGTGATGGCCTGGGTTTCCACCACCGGCAGACGCCAGAGGGTCGGAGTGGTGCCGTTCTGCGGGCTGCCGATGATGTAGCGGTTCTCGGCGTCCTTGGTCAGCTCGATCAGCGCCCAGTCGATGGGGTTGAGCACGATACCGCTGGCCGGGAACTCGGCCAGTTGCGCCTGAAGGATCGCCAGGCGGATGCGGTCGATTCGCTGCTCGGCAGTCACCACTACGCCGCTCGGCGGAGCGTAGGCCTGTGCCTGCGGAATGATGCCGTGCAGATTGGCACCGGTTCCGTTTCCGTAGAGCAGTTGACCTTCTTCGACCAACATCAGGCCGTAACGAGCGCGCGCATCGATGTAGCTCTGCAAGGCCGATGCGTCGTCCAGGATCTGGCGACTTGCCTTGAACAAGTGGGCGATGGTGCGAACCGGCGCGTTTTCCAGCTCGAAGGTCAGGTCCGAGTACGGCTTCTGGGTGCCTTCCGAAACAGGAGCGGCATTGTTGACGAAGCCGGTCTCGCGAACGTACTCGACGGAGTTCGATTCAGTGGTGCCCGGCGCAACCAGGTCGCGGATGGTCAGTCGACGCTGCGGAGCGGCAACGACACCGGGGCGACGATCAGGAGCAACCAGGGCACCGCCAGAGCTGTCGATGGAGGTGATGGCCGAGCGCGGCATGGATACGCGATGCGAACCGCGCAGGGAGCTGGTTACACCCTGCTCTTTCAGGCTCTCTGCGACCATTTGGCCGGCGGTCTTCGGTGCTTCCTCGCCGCCGTCACGCTTCTCGTTGGCCAGCATGGCTTGTTCTGCGGCGCTCAGCCGTGCTTGCAGTTCGCCCTGAGCGGTCAGCAGTTCGTCGACCTTGGCTCGGGTTTCCTTGTTCATCTCGCCGAAGTTGGCGATTTGGGTGTTGACCTGTTCGGCCTGGGCCTTGATCTGATCGCCGACCTGCTTGAGGCTGGTGTTCAGTTCGCCGATTTGTTTCTCGAAGTCGCTCATTGCGATTCTCCTTGGAGGAATTTAGTGATGTCTTGTGCTGCCCGTAGTGCAGCGGAGAGGTCAGGAGCGACAGCGCCAGGCATATCGGTCGGGGTGTCACCACCCCCGCCAGCAGCGCCAAGCATGCTGGTCTTGAAGTCATTGATGAGTTCATTGCGCTGGCTTCGCGGCATGCCGCTGCGAGCCAGAGCGGCATCCATCCGGCGCTTGGCCAAGATGGCTTCACTGCGGTTGCTCGGCGCACTGGAGATCTCGTCGGATTCCAGGAAGGCATCTGCCCACCCCTTGTCGACGGCTTCGCGCCCGCCGATCCAGGTCTCGGCGTCCATCTGCTTCACGATGTCGTCGATATCGATGCCGGTGCGCTGCGCGTAAATGTCAGCCAGCGTCATGTCGAATGGCTCCAGCCAGTCGGCGATCTCACGCAGGTCGTTCCGATTGCCCATGGCGATCAGCCAGGCGTTGTGGATCATCAGGAAGGCGGCGCGGCCAATGCGGATTTCATCCCCTGCCATGGCGATAAAGGAGGCGGCAGAGGCAGCCAATCCGATGATGTTCACCGAGACCTTGCCCTTGTGCTCGCGCAGCAGGTTGTAAATCGCCAGCCCCTCGAACACGTCGCCGCCCGGACTATTGATATTCACGGTCACATCGACATCGCCGCCGATGGCGCGCAGCGCACCGGCAATGCGTTTCGCGGTTACGCCCTCGCCGGTCCACCAGTCATAACCGATGGGCTCGTAGATGGTGATGGTGGTGTCGGGGTTATCGCCGGACGCGGCGCGAAGCTCAGGACGCCATGCATCCAGCGCTTTTGGCGCCAGGTCGCACTGGACGCCCGAGCGCGGGCGAGCCTCCGGCGCTGCCGGAAGATTTCGCAGAGTCATGGGTTACTCCTGTGGTTCTGGCTGGCTGAGCCAGTTCATGAGTGCGGCGCGAACCGCCTGGCTCTCATTGGATTGACCGAGTTGGTCGAGGGGGACAAGGTTGGATTGCACAGTCAGGATGTCGCCGCCGGGAAGCTCTGGAAGGTTCTCTTTCCGGCGACCTTCATTGCGAGTCATGAATCCGTTTTGCGCCATGGTGCTGTACCAGGCAGCGCGACCCGCGCTATCAGCTTTCAGGAATCCCTCAAGGGAAAACTCGGCGTAATAGCGAATCCGCTCGGGCGCAGTTAGCAGCCGCTTGTTGACGCACTGCTGAATCTGATTGGTGATCGAACTGATCGAGAATGTCAGGAACGCGAGCATCTGCTGTTCAAGCCCGGTCCCCCAGTTACTCCCTTTGTCGGTCTGACCAATCATCCAGGGCGGAACCCCGAACCATCTGCAAATCTCGATCACTCCATGCTCTCGCGTCTCCAGCAACTGAGCATCGACTGGGTTGATGCCGATAGTCTCAGGGGTAATACCCTGCTCCAGTACAGGGGACCTCCCAGCGTTCATAGCGCCAGATATGGACTTCACGTACTCCCTGAACTCCTCCCTCTGCGCAGGCTGGAGAATGCGGTCGACCTTGAATGCGACCGTGGGGAGCAGTCCGTTCTTGAATGTGCCGTTGGCGGCATCCTCCGCCGACATGACCGAACCGAAGACATCGACGCCATACCGGATGGCAGAGAGACCGACTCTGCCATCCAGCGTGAACGCCGGGATGTGCAGCATGTTTGTGCGCTCGATCTCTCTACGGGCACCCTTCTTTGGCGTGTAGAAGTACTTCAGCCGACCGTTGTCATCACACTCCAGGTCGACCCTCGATGGAAGCAGGAAGTCCAGCGCAGCAGGCCTACCGGCAGCACGACGAATCTCCGCGTATGCGTTCCCCCAAAGCAACATCGATGCGACCATGGCTTGCCAGAACTGGAAGGCCGTCATGTCGTCATTGGGGCTGTTGTGAACAACATCGTAGAGCGGGAACGACCGAGCATCGACTCTGCTCCCGTCCGCTTTCCGCTCGTACACTCCAAGCGGCAGGCCGGCGAAAGAAGTAGAGATCAAGCGAACGCAAGCCCATACCGCGGACAGCTTCATTGCCTTGTCGACAGTGACCTTCTTCCCGCTCGAGGACTCTCGCCCCAAGAACTGCGACCAGAACGCGCCATCTGTCAGGCGGATGGTCTTATCCCCCCAACCGAACAATGAAGACCTGGGCGCAGACGTAGCACTGCTCAGGACTTTTCCGAGACTCTTACTCACTGGTCAGCCCCTTGCGAATGAACGCCGCGATAGCGAATGCTGACGCTGCACCGGAAATGAGCGCCCAGCCGAGCCCCAGCAGCACAAAGGTTCCGGCTACGAAAAGAGCCAGACCAAGGACGCCGAAGAAGAGGTAGAGGCCAGTTGCGATGTTCATGCGATGATGGGATTCCGTATGGCGTTCATGAAGTCGTCGCCGTCATCAACTCCGGCAACCAGGGCGCGCCCCATAGCCATGATCAAGGTCACTGGACCGTCGATCTTGCAGTTGGGGTCGTTGTCGTTTTCCTTGCGCGGGTAGATGTTTTCCTTGGCATCGATCTTTGCCGCCACATTTCCCATCATCCAGGTCATGACTGGGTTTCCGTCATGCCAGAGCGTCCGCGCTATCACCCTCGCCTCCACCTCCTTCATCGGGTCGCTCATGTTCTTGACCGTCTGGTTGAAGTCCACGACCGGGATTGAGGTGTTCGAGAGGCGTGTAATCAGGTAGTTGGCCTGCCAGTCGTCGAAGGCGGCATCCTGCAGGTCGATCTGTTTTGCTAGGTCAAGGATGTCTGCCTCGATAAAGGCGTAGTCCGTCATGCTCCCTGGCGTCAGGATCAGGTGACCTTCAAGTGCGAAGTTCTGATACTTCTCGTTTTCCTCAGCGGCGGCCTCTGGAGCGTAGAAGCGCGGAATGCAGTAGAACTGACCAGCTTTCTCGAACAGCATTACCAGGGCGGCCACGTCTTTCTTGCTGGCAAGGTCCAAAGCCATCCAGCAGCGACATCCGGCCATGTCCGCAATCGTGAAGTCGCGCTTCTGCCGCTGCCAGGCCAGCATGTTCATCCAGACCGTCCTAGCCCCCACCCACTGGTTCAGATGCTTGGTGCGGAAGGCGTTCTGCTTCGACGCCGAACGCTTGGCCTGCTGGAGCTGGGCCAGGAGGAAGTCAGGGAATACCGACACTCCGTAATTCGGATTGGCCTTGATCAGGCTGGCCGGGTCATCCCACGGATCATCCTCGTCGATCGTGTAGATGATCCCGAAGATCGTCTCATCGATCGTCTGCCCCTCGAGAATGCGGATCACGTCCCTGCGCTTCTCGTAACATGGGCCGCCGAGATTCGACCCCGCCGTCGTAATGATCGAAAGCAATGGCTGCTCCCGCGCACCCATGCCTGTCTGCATGGTATCCACCAAGGCGTCTGTGTCGTGTTCGTGGTACTCGTCCACCAGAGACGCATGGGGGCTGGCTCCATCCCCGGGGTTTCCGATCACCGTCTCGAACTTCGACATGTCCTCCATGACGAACATGGGGCCAGGGTTCTTCTGGTTGCCAGAAAGCTCGATGCCGAACCGGTTGCGCAGATTCTCCAGCTTGTGCGCCATCATCCAGGCCGGGCGAAATACCTCGAATGCCTGCTTCTCGGTGGTAGCGCCGGAGTAGACCTCGGCCCCCGACTCGCCATCTGCGGCGAATAGGTAAATGCCTCGTGCGGCAAGACGGGCCGACTTCCCGTTCTTCCTGGGAATCTCTTCGTAGGCCTCGCGGAACCTGCGCTTGCCGGTGTCCTTCTTCACCCAGCCGAAGATGTTGGCCTCGATGAATACCTGCCAAGGCTCGAACACTAGCTTCGACTTCGAAGCGCTCCATTTGCCTTTGGTGTGAGGCATGAGCTGCATGAACTTGACAGCACGATCTGCCTTGGCCTCATCGAAAACGTATGGCCAATCGTCATCGCCCTGGCGGTCCAAGTCATTCAGAAAGCGCTGGCATGCAAGCTTCACATACCGGCACGCAACGATAGCCCCACCCACGACATCGCTAGCGTACTGTCGCGCAATGTCGCTGGGGGTCATCTCAGAAATCCTCGAACTCGTCCTTCTCCTTCGGCTTTTCCAGGCCGAACTTCTGGCGGTCGGACGGCGTTAGTCCAAGCCGGGCCAGGTTTCCGATCAGGTGGGTGTACTTGCCAACCGCGAACTCTGTCGGGTTGGCACGGTATTCAGCGAGCAGGTTGGCCGTCACTTCCAGGATGATCCGGTCCGATCCCGTCAGAACGCCCTTGATCGACTGAGCGCACAACTCTTTCCATGCGAGACGAGCAGGGCCTTGCAGATGGATGGGCGCTTCTCCGACATCCCCCTCGCCCTTTGCCGGCTCCTGCCGGTAGCGCTGGGGGTTTTTCTTGTCGGCGCCTTTGAACTTGGCGACGACATCCGGCTGTTTGTGTCGTGCCATCTTGAAACCTAAATTCTGTGGAAATGGAAAGTGCTTTGGTGGCGCGGTGTCCTAACGAAAAGTTCTAAGGTTTTGACCAGCCCCACCCCTATAAATGAGAATTTTTCTCATTAAACTAGATTTTTCGGCAAAAACGCACGAAGACAGCGAAAGCCACTGCCTTCATTCGTAAATATCTCGATATCGTCGTGTCCGCGCGCTGAGAGAACCCGACTATTTCCTAGATGCCGCCGACTCCCTCGCCGTCTTCCTCGCATGACATGGGTAGCCAGCAATAGCCATCAGGTTGGCGTCATCGTCTGTTCCGCCCTGGCTCAGCGGGATGATGTGATCCACCTCTGTGGCGATCCTCTTCATTCCCTTGCACTCTGGGCACTGGCACATGTAGCCATCTCGCTTGAGGATGCGCTCACGTTTGCGGCGCCATGGCCTGCCACCACGTCCGTTCCCCCATGCCCTGTCCTCTACCTCGTGCTTGGTCACTCCCCTGGCCTTGGGCTTGGTGTGACGCTGAGGGAGGTCAGGCACTTCCGGATACCTGATTGCCGGCCCCCTGAGCCGGCGGGTTCCAGCCTTGCCGCCTAGCTTGTGCCGGTCTGAGGAACGAGAGCTTGCCGCCTTGCCATTCATCAGGATGGAGCGCCAGCAGCCCGGAGCGCAGCAGAGGCTCGAGAACCTTCATGGCACTCACCACCTCACCGCTGTACCCGGCAATGTCATCAGGTGCCCAGGGACGATTGGGGTTGACCTCGACTCCTGCGGGGATCGGGTGACTCTTCATGAGGGCTTTCCTTCATCAGACATCCCGATGAGCTTCGCGACCATCAGGGCTTCGGCGAAATCATTTGCGTTGGCATCTCGCCAACGGGATAGCCCGCATACGTGATAGATCAGTTCCCGACCAGGGAGCGGGCTTTCGGGGCGCTCTATCTTGTAGCGAACCTGAACAACCAGTTTGCCAAACCAGCCGCGGCGCACCCGGACAGAAGCTATCTGGGTTTCCCTGGCGGACCCCATAAATACCGACATCAGATCGGCTCTCCACTCAGGTAGCTGGTCGGCACGGCGTCAGGATCCTCGCCATCTTCGGCCAGAGCCTGGATCAGAAGGTGCAATAGCTGATTGGTCTTGCGCTGCTCATCGAGGAGATCGCGCAGGAGGAGTCGAACCTCTTCCTCGGACTCAGTCATCGCTTGCTCCGGGTCGCTTCGGCTTGGCGGCCATAGCAGAGGCCGCGCGTTCCATCGCGACCCGAGCCCACTTCTTTGCCCATTCACGCGTCTTGTTGCAGAAGGTGCACTTGGTCATCATCTGCTCCTTCCCTTAATTGTCTCAAGATACGCATCGTATGAGATGCGCGACTCCATCTCTTCGCCGCAGAGCCTCACCCGCTTGTTAACGAGTGCGAACGTGACCGTGACGGTTGGGATAGGGCCGTCGTTGCTGACGCTCAACGAAAGCTGTCCAGGGAGCGGCTTCCCGTTGCTGTCACACAAAATCAGGCTCGTGCCTGTGTTCTTCAGTAGAAGCGGAGCATCCATCAGTACACCCTCAGAATGTGGGCCAGGTTCCCCCGAGCGTGACAGACAAGGCCGAGCAGGATTGCCAGGACCAGGGTCAGCCAAGGGGAGACAGGATTCAGTCTGTAGCCGTGGAGTGCATCGAGCATCACGCTCAGGGCGAAGCACCCACTACCAACGCACAGCAGGTATGCGAGCCAGGACACTCCCCGGCGATACCTCGCGCCCTGTCGGCGGTATGTCGCCAGCCTCATGCAGATGGCGCCGCAAATCATCGCGGCTACCAGGGTCCAAGGGTCAACCATTACGACCTCCAAAGCGGTCCGCTATGAAGCGGAGCCAACCAGGCGTCTTCCCCCCCTGCACCCACTCCAGCAAGCTGGTGCCCACTGCGACGCAGAACAATGCCCCACCAAAGGCAACCAGGCCCGATGTCCTTGCCCACTCCCGCCCAATGACTTCGCCCGCGACGTAGTAGCCAACGATCCAGGACGCAGCGAAGTAGCCAAGGCGAGCCCAGGCCGAGATGTCCTTGGCATACACCACGAAGAAGATAGCCCCAGCAAAAGCCCCGATCACTGCATTGGCATCAATGCCAGGGATCAACGCAGACGCACCAATACCGACCAGGCCGGCGACTGCTACCGCACCACTCGGCTCGGCCATATTCACGTACTCCAGATGCAGAAAGCCCAGGTCATTGCCTGGGCCTTGTAGTGTGGTGCCGGCAGCAGGAGTCGAACCCGCAACCCTCTGATTACAAATCAGCAGCGCTCCCTGTTGCGCCATACCGGCGTACTTCAATGCCGAGCACCTTTACTGGCGCGAACCGGCAGATCTTTCTTGCAGATTGGATATCGTCGGGGTGGATGAGAATTGCGTGGATCGGCTTGCCACGTCGCCCATCCTGAAGAAGCCAGCGTCTTATGCGATGCTCGAGATTCATCCATACCCCGGAAACGAAAAAGCCCAGCGCTAGGCTGGGCTCTGAATGGGTGCTCTCCTCACTCCTCCAACAACACTGACCTGGGAGGACTACGCAACCGTTATGGTTTCGCTGGAGTTTCACCAGCTCATCAGGCGCGTTAGTTGGTCAGCCCTGGACACCTACTTGGAGAGCGTCGGTGTCGTTTGCTCGTGCCGGGCTTCCACCGGCTCCCACTTCACTTTAACGCCTGCGTGTCCAAGGCGATCCCGGCCGCGTAGTCGCAACCCGAAGGATTCAGATCAGTACCACTGCCGCTCCAACCAGGAGCAGCAGGACCAGCGCGCCACCGCCGATTCCCTTGAGCAGCCAAACATCTTTCGATTCGGCAGACATTTCAGAACTCCGCATTGGGCTGGAAACGAAAAAGCCCCGGCAGATGCCAGGGCTTCAGAGCCACCGATCCTCACAACGCGCAAGATCGACAGGATGGGGAAATATTCGCTCAAACGCTCATTGAATGCAAGCCCTATGCTGCTTCGCCGAAGATGATTCCTTCCGCCATCAGGATTTCACCAGCCGCAACCTCTGCCTCTTTGAGCATTTCATTCAGGACGCTATGAATTCCAGAGCGCCAACGGCGCCTGGTCTGCTCTGGACGACCCTCAGACTCCCAGTTGTTCATGTCGTAGAACACGGCATCGAGAATAATCATGTCGGTTGAGCGCTTGCCATCTGCGCCCTTCAGCTTAGGGATAGCCCAGGTATAGACAGCCATCCCAAGGAACCTGCGTGGCGCTGGAGTCGCGACCAGGGGAATAAGGGTCTCGATTGCAGCCTTCTTCTTCTCACGGTGAGTACTGTACTTGGCCACCAATGCGTTCCAGTGCCGAGGCTTGAGCTGGCTGTGTAGCCTGGCATGCACCCAGCAATCGGCATCGATGCGCTTGATTCCCGAACTGTTAGAGGCCCTGATCAGTCCTGCCAACCCCTCACTGTCGGCGTAACCCGGCTGGTAGAGCTTCTGCCAAGCTTGCTTAGCAGTGTTGTCGATGGTTTCGGCCGCCAGGGCGGAGACGACCGCTGACAGAATGCTGGTGTAGATCATGCTTCCCCCTTAATCAGCCCGTACTCTCGAAGGATTACCCATTGCTGGGAGACGTATTCGGCCAGCGTCATGCCGTTGCCCTCTTCAGTTCGCGCACCCAGGCCCTGAACTTGGCCTTCCCGTTGTGCGTCAATTTCGGGGCAAAGAGCGCGTCGAAGTCGGACATGCCGGCGGCCTTCCTGCGAAGGATGGTGTGTCCGCTTACCTTCACGCGCGGATCTCTAGCCCAGTTGGTTGCTGTATCGCGCCTTCCCTCGAACTCGATTAGTCCGACCTGGCTGCGCGACTCGTACGACTCCGGTCGAAATCCGCGCTTCACGTTGCAGCCACGGCAGAGAATTCGGAGGTTTCCCTCGGCATTGTTCTGGCGATCATCGTCCTTGTGATCGACATGGCAGGTTGCCCAGGTCTCAGCCTTCCCGCACAGCTCGCACGGCCGGCAGTCAGACCCTACGATCGCCCACATCACTTGTCGATGCTCGAAGACATACCCTCCCTTGTCAGCGAGGGCATGGCCTGGTTCGAATATCCGCACGTAGCCATTTGGCGTAATGATTCGCTGCTGGCGGCTGCTCAGCTTCTTGGCTACCGAGCCATTTCTCCGCATCCGGAAGTAGTGCATCTGGCAGAGCTGGGCTGTCTTGTATTGGGCATCACGCCCGCATCCATCTACGCGGCACTGCATTTGCGTCGAGCCTCCAGCCGGCGAATTTTCTTGGAGAAGACAGCCTTCAGGCGCTTCAGGTAGGGGATGTCATGACGGGCAACAGAGTTGTCACTTTCCAGTCGATCAACCTTGGCCTGGCCAATCTTCTCAATCAGGCGCGGCCGGTAGGCCATCAAATTCCCGCTCAGGTGGTTGTTACAGGCACTGCAGGACTTATTCATATTCCAAAGGTTGAAGCGGAGCTGAGGTGCTGCCCCAACACTACGGAAATGCGAGCAATGCCACTGGCCGCCCCACGTGGCGGGCTTGTCGCAACTAACGCAACCGAGATGATCATCACGGAGCCGGACGTAGCGATTGATTACCGCCTGAGCCTCTCGCAGGTGATCCGTCCTGCTCTTCAGCCTCTCCTTCCGCACTTTGATCTCCCGCCGATCTCGGTCGGCAATGGCCTTCCGCGCCGGCTTGGCGTGCTTGTCCTTGATGGCCAAGGCGCAGGCAGGAGAGCACACACGCTGGCCCAGGCGCTGCGGGATGAACTTGGCGCCGCATTCGGTGTTCTGGCACTTGCGGGGCTTGGGCTGGCCGGTGGCGATCGTCATTCCGAGCCCTCCTCTACTTCCTCGCGCAGTGCGTCAATGGCGTACCGCGGGACGACGTAGCCCAGCCCTTTCAGATACTCCAGTCGGTCCGCACAGGCCTCTTGATCGGCGTCATCGAAGCTGTCGCCGTCGTGTGGAAGACCGATCCGCACACGATCAGCCGCATCAACGATTGCCATTACCTGGTTGTGGCGCGCCAAGAACTGGTCAACGTACTCCGGCTCGAAAGGAACCAGAGCAGGCAGTTCATCCTTGAAAACCACCCTATTGGCGGCAACGTGAGTGACAAATCCACCAGCTACGCTTTCGTAGACGTAAACATCGCACTGGAAATCATCGCTGCTCCAACGGCAGTAGCTCATGCCTCCACCCCCTTCGCCTTCTGCTGCTCGGGCTGGAAGTCGCCGCGCAGGGGCATGAGATACCGTTCAGGTATGTAGAGCCGGTCTCCTTCATGGAGCACCCACCAAGCTGGCCGATTCACCTGAAAGGTCTGGCCGTCTTCGGCAAAAAGATCACCGGGGGCAAGTCGAGACATCAACTCGACTACCACTCCCGCACTGATGCAGTTGGGGATGTCTTGCAGATTAAGAGCGAGATCGCCCGCCTTGAACTTGCTCATGCGGCCTCCTGCATCATCAGAGGCCACCCTTGCTCGGCGGCCCACGCTTCGATCTTGGTCATGTAGATTCCAAACTCGTCGACGGTCAGCTTCGTGGTGCTGATGCCGCGCAACTCGGTCGAACCGTCAGGCAACGAAACGTCCTCGCAGCCGATGAACCAGCGCTTGAACTGCTCATGCCAGACCTGATCGTCGAACTGGCGGCCGTCGACCCAAGCGACGGCGGCAAGCTCACGCAGGAGCGACCAATACCGCTTGTTTTGCTCGATGGAGCGCTTCGACTTGAGCGGACGGATCACCAGCTCGTAGCTGGTGCCGTCCTTCTGCATGAGCTGCTTGCAGAGTTCGAAGGCGTTGCGGAAGGCCAGCTTCAGGCCGACAGCGCCTTGGATGCGGAAGGTGCGGTCAGCCATGGCGCACCTCCGCAGCAAGGATCACCACGCTGACCGAGGTTCCGGAAAACTCGTTCTCGAAGACCTGCGAGTACTCGTGATCGAAGCCTTCGAGCAGATGCTTGCCCTTAGCTGTGGCCGGCAGGATTGCGACGATGCGACCGCCAAACGGGTTCAGCATGCTAGAGGCGTGCTGCAGGTGCGTCTGCCACCGGCCCTCGCTGAAGGGCGGGTTCATCACGATGCGGTCGAAGTATCCGGCGGGCTGGAACTTCAGGAAGTCCGCCTCGATCACGTTGTGGCCCTTGGCCTTCAGGATGGAGCAATGCAGCGGGCTGACCTCGACGCACAGCGGAGAGGGCATCAGGTCCGCCAGTCCGCCCTGGCCCGCGCTCGGCTCCAGCCAGGCCATGTCCGACTCGGCGCCGACCATCGCCCGGTCGATCGCCACTTCGGCGACGCTCGCCGGCGTCGGGTAGAACTGGTGGCTCTTCTGGTCCGGAATGCGGCCGTTGCAGATGACCTCGTTCAGCACCGGACCGGGCTCGTAGTCGAAGCGCCAGAACTCGCAGCCGCCTTCCTTGTCGCGGACGGCGCCGAGCGCTGCCAGCACCTTCTTGGCTTCGGCGATCGCGGCCTTGTCGTGGTCCCCGTTCTCGAAACGCCGGGTCCGCGGGATGTCCTTGAACTTCGGCTCGTTGAAGCCTGGATTCTCGATCCTGCGCCAGCCCGGCTTCATGCCGGCCAGCAGCGCCAACACCGCGAACGGCAGCAGCTTGTCGAACAGCTCGAAGCCCTTGATTTTCTTAGCGCGCTTCGGCTTGGTCCGGAACTCGGCCGGGATCGCGGCCGGGTACAGGCTGGCGAGCACGCCATTCAGGCGCCACGCGATGTCCGGGTGCACCTCCAGATGGGCGGTGCCAACGCCGTTGTAGATACGGATGCGGAGCGCCCCTCCATCGATCGTCATCCGCTGTCCGTTGTCTTGGCGCGCGACGGCGAGCACCGTATCGGTGGCGCCGTACTTCGGCTCGTCGCGGCCCATGAATTTCGCGATGACGCAGCGCAGGTCATTGATCACGCCGGCGGTGGAGTGGTCGACGGAACCCCAGCCGTTGATCGCGCGCAGCAGGATCATGCGCTTGTTGAAGCCCTGCGGGCAGTTGGTCACGTGCTCCTTGCTCAGCGAGCGGAAGATGCCGTCGACGCGCTCGGCGAAGAACTTGGCGCGGCTGTTCAGCAGTCCAGCCAAGGTGCTGCGCACGGTGGTCTCTTCGAACTCCGGCAGCGGCGGAAGCTCGGGCTCGCGGGTGTAGTTGTTGGTCTTGCGCCCCATCGGGTTGCGGATCTGCTCGAACCACTCGTCGCGGCGCTTCTGCGGCATGTAGTCGAGTACGTCGGTCATCTTGAGCGCGCGGTTCCAGAAGTCCGCATTGAGCTGCGCGATCGCCGGCTGGACCGCGAACAGAGTGTCGACGGTCTTGGGCAGGCTGTAGCGCTGCTCCTCAACGTTGCCTTCGACGAAGTAGTGCAGCACCGCGGCGTTCTGACCGGAGCGCACAGCTGCGGCCAGAGCCTCAATGTTGGCACGGGTAGCGCTGTACTGGCCGATCAGTCCATCCACGATGTCAGCTGACATTAGGGCAAAAAAATGGGACGCATCATCAATTACGTCACCGGAGAAAACTCTCTCTACACTACCCACAGCACACCCCCAAGCTCTCAATCATCACGTCATTGCGCGCAGTGCAGACGGCTTCTGTTACCGGATCGCAGTCGTACACACCGATCAGTTCGCCGTTTACGATCTCGCCTTCGCGGCATTGCTGCTCCGCTTCGCGCCAGGTATTGGCCTCGATCTGCCGACCGTAGGTGCGCAGGCCTTCCATGCGCAGGAGTTCGAAAACGGCCATCACACATTCCTCCGCTCAGCCAGTTCCGCGCATTCCCGGCACTTACGAACCCCGGGAACGATCGAGCGCCGCGCTACCGGAATCTCCTCGCCGCAGTCTTCACATTCGTACAGGCTCTCGCCGACGTACTTGACTCGGGAGTACAGGCGGTCAGCGAGTTCACGCTCGGCGTAGTCGTTGGCGATGTCTACGATATCCATGTCACTCACCCTCCCCTTGCAGGCTCTTCAGGAGTGCCTTGAGCTGGCGATAGCTTTCCATCGACTTAGCGTTCGATTCGCGTTCCTGCTCAACCGCCAGAGCGACGTCCTCGACGCGAGCAGCCAGGCGCTTCATGTGCTCGGCCATGCCAACGATCTCGGTTGCCAGTTCGCCCAGCATCTCCAGCGGGGAGGCAGAGCGCTTCGGCTCGGACTGGTTTTCGATCTTCTTAGCGGGCTCGCCCATCTTCGGCTCCTGAGGCTTGGTCTTTTTCTCGACTTGGATTCGTTGGTAGTGGTCAGTACCAGTGCGGCGGATCAGTCCGGAATCGACAAGGTCGCGCAGACAGCCCTGGACAATCCGAACGTCCGGCGTGCTTCCGGTCATGTTGCGAAGTGCGGTGAGCACCTGGAACGAACGCCAGGGCTCAGAGATCGGTACGCACTCGTAGACCTTCTTCGCGATTCCGGTCTGGCCCTGCATGAGGGACTCCTGTTTTGCGGGCGTCACTGCTCGATCCTCCCTTCAGGCCAGATGCTCTTCACGACCGCGAGCGGGTCGCAGTCCTCCATCAGAATCATCGTGAACGCCGGGCGACCCGGCAGAACTACCTTCCAGCAGCGCTTCATGCGGCCTCCTGATCGGCTTGTTGTTGGGTGATTCCGGAAAATTCAATCCACTGGCGAGGCTTGTGCCCTTCGCGCTCCATGTACTGAGCGGATGCGGGGTCGAACCAGAGATAGATGGTTTCCTCGACACCGGTCAGGCGCTGCTTGGTGATGATCATCTTCACGTCCGGCTGCTGCTTGAGGTGCTCGGCTTGATCCTCATCGGTGCCCTTCATCGCGGACTCCTTCTTCTTGTTGCGCCACACGGTGATCACGTTGTCGGCCAGGTCAGTGAGGATGGCGCCGCCGCGAACGTCGAGCTTTCCAGGCATCTTGGATTCGTCGTCTGCCTTGCGCGGGTGAGCCACCAGGTGAACGTGGACGCCCATCTCATGCGCGAAACCAACGATGGATTCCATGGCCTGCTTCTGGCCGTTGTAGTCGTCTTCGGCCATCCCCAGCTTCGCCAGGCTATCGACGACGAACTGCTTCACCCCATAACGGCGAGCGGCGTAGCGGAAGGTTTCGATCATCTCGGCGGTGTTGGCCGAACCCATCTGGTTGTAGATCCACAGTCGACCACCCAGGAACTCCAGGATGGCGTGGATGTACCCACGGGAGGGCTGGTTGAGCCCGGCGGCCTGGCGCACCATGCGCTGCAAGGTCCGCTTGGCAGGCATCTCCATCGAGGCGATGCAGAACTTCTCGCCCTGGCGCATGCCGTGGAAAGCCAGGTAGTTCAGGAGCTGGGATTTCCCGTGCCCGCTCCAGCCGGTCCAGATCGTGACCTCGCTGTCGCGGAAGCGGATCATGTCGCGGGACTTCTCCCATGGGGTCGCCATACCCATGACTGCGGGGTTGCGCTCGAAGAACTCGGCGCACACGTCATCAACGAACGACTCAGCCCCTACCAGCTTCTCGGGATCGAGCGTCTTGGCCTTGGCGTAGCAGTCGTCGATGTCGTCGCGGGTGTAGAACAGGGCATCCAGGGCTTCGTTGAAGTCCTTGCAGCCTAGGTCCAGGATGCGGCAGCGCTCGCGCCCAAGGCGCTTGATGATTTCTTCGGTCGCCTGCTTGCCGGGCTCGTCGTCATCCATGGCGAGGTAGATCACGTCGAACCGGGACAGGCGCGAATATTCGTGCTCGATCCACGCCTGTTTCTCGCCCTTACCACCACCGAACGGAACCGACAGCGCCGGACGACCGTACTGCCAGGCAGTCATGGCGTCGATCTCGCCCTCGGTGATCGTCACCTCGCGAGCGCCATCGGGAATGGCCTGCCAGCCGAACAGGCAAGGCTCTGCGTCAGCCGAGGCGGAAATCCGTTTCTTCCCGTTGGGGCGATCAACTCCGAGCTTCTTCCAGAAGATCAGAGCGCCGTCCCGCAGGTACGGGAACACGATGTCTCGGCCAGACTCGCCGATCTTGAACTCGGCAATGGTTTCCGGCTTCAGGCCGCGCCCAACAAGGTAGGCCATGACCGGAGACTCATCGACCGGAGCCTTGCACTTGGGGCGCTCAGGGCGAACGTAGGTCTTGCGAGAGGGCGCTTCGAGTTTCGGATCAGCGATGCCCAAGTAGGACTTCGCCTCGGCCAGTGCGGTGCCCATGTCACAACCGCGAACAGCGCGCCACAGGTCCAACAGGTCGCCTGTTTCGCCGGTCGAGAAGTCGCACCAGACGCCGGCTTTCTCGCCCTTGAGGTGGACGCCCAGGCTCTGGCCCTTTTCGCCGTTCACGCTGCCGACACGCCACTCGGCTCCCTCGCGCTTTCCGCTGGGCAGCAAGTGGTGCGCAACGTCGATCACGCGATCAGCGAGGCGCTGAGCAATCTCAGAGGGGGTCATTGCGCCTCCCCGGCAGCCGGCAGGCGCTTGCAGGTGTAGTCGTGCGTGTAGATCGACAGGACTGTGTTCGGAAGGTGGTCGTGCCAGAACTCGTGGGACTCGGTCACATAACCACGCGGCGCTTCGAACGGGTATGTTTTCCCGTTCACGACAGCGCCCTTGCGGATCGGGTGGACGTTCGACTTCACGCGGTCAGGGAACAACCCCATCCACCCTGCGCTGATCGAAGCCTGGATCACTGCATCCGGGTTGGGATGGCCTGCAAGCTGCTTCGCTTGCGCCTTGCAGGTGGTCTCCTTCAGCGGCTTGCGCAACTCGCTCCGGCACTTGACCCATTCAGCCCACACCGATGGCGTGACGTTTTCCGGGCAAGCATCCAGCGGGTTGAACTTCGGAGACGGCACAGCCGGCTCTACCCCCTCAGGGGGGTAAGGGGGGTTATGCTCTTTCTCTTCTTCTGTATCTTTATCTAGCGTGACATTGCGTGACTCTGCGTGACATTGCGTGACATCATCAACTTTAGATGCCTCCCGCTCACGTTCGCGCTGCTCCCTTTTACGCTGAGCAGCAGATTTTGCGCCTCTTTCAGGGTTACCGGCGTCCTCGCGCTTCGGCTGACGGTTATCCCATCCAGTGAGGGCATCACCATCCAGAACGCGCCCTTGCATCGCGTCGATAACATTCACGATCTGTTCGTCTGTCACGTCAAGCGCGCTAGCCAAATCTTCCGTCGTGACAGTCACGTGACCGCGCGTGACATTTCGTGACGCATCGACCAGAAGATGCAAATACACCGCCTGGACCAACGCAACGGGTTGCCCGGATACGCGAGCAATCGTTCTCCATTTCGGATCATTCGGCATGTCATGCCAAAGCCGCAGCCAGCTATTCGACATTTCCTTCTCCTTTGTCATCGTCCAGCGGGCCACGCATGTCTTCCCGCATCGATGCGGCGAGGATGCAGATGTCGCTTGTGAACTGGTGGAGTTGATCCAGAGTGATGGTCACGACCTGATCACCTTGGCAGATGGCAATGGAGTTCTTCGCCGGACGAAGCTCCAAGGCGTTGTAAGTCAGCGTTCGAGGTTGCATAATTCACCTGTCACCTGATGTTGTTTTCCCACGCGTGATTCGGCTGCCACCGATCCACGCACCGACAAAGCCCTGTAGTAGTCGCTCAGGGCTTTGTTGTATCTGCGCCTCCACTCACTCGAACCCATATCCGCCAGCTCTTCAGCAGCGTTAGCCATTGCGGCGTAGTCAGAGTTCGTGAGACGAGGGCGCATAGTCACTTCGCCCTGTGCAGTTCGAGCACGGCTCGAACCTCTTCATGCCGGGCAGCCATGTGCTTGGCATGCAGGGCCAAGATTTCCTTCGCCTCATCGGCGCTGATCTCACCGTCTTCCAGGGCCAGAGCGATCATCTGATCAACCCGTCCACGCTTAACCGCTGTACGCAGCGAACGGTGGTGCAGGTCTACGTTGTCCAGATCGCCCGCTTCCGGCGTCCGCACAAACACTCCCCCGTACATCGCGCAGATGTAGTCCGGCAGATAGGAAGTCCCCATCTCCTGCTCCAGGACGTACAGGTCGCCGTCGCTCAGGGGCTTCACGCCCGCCGTTTCGTACATCTGGTTCTCCAGGCGCTTCAGCGGAATCCCCAGCCGCGCGGCAGCGCAATCGCGACCGCCCGGATAGGCATTGGCTACCGTGGTCATTACCTTTCTGCGGGTCTCTAGTACGGGCGTTTTCATGCTCTAGTTCTTCCCATGAGGTTGGTGCTATACGCTGTCAGCCGTGAATTGAGGGGGCGGCGAAAGCCAGCGCTTCGAATGTGGAGTCCGGCGCAACCGTGGTAGCTTTTTGCTTCCACACGAAAAGGCCGCGGAGGCCGGAGATGACTGACGAAATCGACAAGATCGTTGCGACGATCAACGCGCAGAAAGGCGAACTGATGGGCATCAACGCCTTCCTTATGGCAATGGCACGCTCGCTAACACCTGCGGAACTCGGGAGGGTTCTCGACGGGTTCGATAACGAAATTGCGCACATGCGATCGTTCTTGGCGTACTCGCAACTGCCGGACGAAGTCATTGGGGGTCTCGAGGGCTATGTGAAGACTTGGAACGCGATTCGAACGAGGCCAAACCAGTCTTGAGAGACTGCGCCCAGAAAGCGTCTCGGCTCTCCTCGTCATCCTTCAGCGCATTCTCGGCAGTCACTTTCTCTGGCCCGGCCAGAACCATTTCGCGGGCCAGCTCAAGGAAGCGCAGCGCATCCTCTTGGCTCATGCCTGAGTCGAACTGGATGTAGGCCGTTGGCCACTTGTCGATCAGCCGGATTTCACTGGAGCTCTTCCTCGACGACGTGGCGCCCAGGAAGTAGGCCATCGCCAACGAGGAACCAAAGATCAGGATTTGCATGAATTCGGTCATGGCTGGCCTCCCGGCCGGTAGATTGGTCGGGGTCAGGCAACGGCCTTGCGCGCCGGGATCGGCCGCGTTTCAACAGCCTCCAACTTCCCGTCGTCACGGATCGTGATGGTTATGTTCCGCTTGGCGCGGAGCATCTGAGAGATAGCGCTCTGCTGCACGCCAAGCCCTTTGGCCAGATCAGCCTGCGTGCCGTGCTCAGCCAGGTATTCAATGAGGGTTACGGTCTTCATGGTGTGCTCTCGCTGGAGTCCTGCACACACATTAGCACTGCTGTTATTGATTTTTCAAGCAAAACAACAGCAGTGCTGTTTGCATAAATATCAGCTCTGCTACTTAATCACTCGGATGAAAAAGCCCGTAAGAACCCCTCTGTCGCAATCCCAGTTGGACGACGCTAAGCGCCTCCAGGCCATCTACAAGAAGCGAGTCAAGGAATCGCGTGAACGCGGTGACAATCCAATACTGAACCAGGCTGAGCTGGGTGAAAAATGCGGCTGGAAGTCCGGGCAAAGCACCGTCAGTCAATACATGACTGGACGCGTTGCGCTTAACCTTGAGGCTCTTGTCAGGCTCGCCGAGCATCTTCGGTTTGAGCCGTCGGAGGTGAGCCCAACCCTGGCTTCTGGAATCAGGCGCGCCAGTCACCAAGATGGAGTCAAGGCGCCTGAGCGCGAAGCCGCGAACGCGCCATTCCCGGATCGTCTTGATGCTGCCGACCTGAGCGAGGAGCGATACGCCTTCGTGCCTCAGTACGATGCCAAGGCAGCGGCCGGTTTAGGAAGTGAGAACCCGCATGTTGAGATTCGAGCCACCTTGGCTTTTAAGCGGGAGTGGCTCAAGGCGAAGGGCGTCAGCCCAAAGAGCTTGGCCGTCATTTATGCGGATGGTGAGAGCATGGAGCCCACCATCAACGATGGTGATGTGCTCCTCGTTGATTTATCTAAGATTGAGCCTGAAGACCACCAGGTCTTCGTGCTCGCTGGATCTGATGGAGCCATCGTCAAGAGGCTGGTTTCATCCACTTTTGGCCGCTGGATAATCCGAAGTGACAACGAGGATAAGGCCGAGTTTCCAGACCGTAACCTGTCGCGCGAAGACAACGACGAGCACCGCATCATAGGCAAGGTCATCTGGAGGGGTGGGGATTTGTAGCTGAGGAGGAAGTATGGAAGAAACCAGATCTGACCCGAAAAAGAAAATCGAGGACGCCCATGAAAAACATGCATGGACGCTAGCCTTTCTGGTATTCGCCATAGCTGGAGCTATTGCCTATGGGCTGGACCATTGGCTTGCTCGATACGCAGGACATCTCTGGGCTGAATTGGCGCACTTCGCACTGTACGTGGCGTGTTTCTTCGCGGTCTTTGGGCTCGGATGGTTAAAGGATGCCTTCCTTGGGCGACTGATGCGCGAGCGGTAGATATAGGCAGATCATGGGGAAGTGAACATGACAGGGACCGGATGCGATGAGCGAAATCATACTCACGGATGAGCAAATTCAGTATCTGCTCACTATTCCAAAGCGCACAAAGACGCCAAATGCACGTTGGCGCGTTCAGAAAAAGTCCAGGCAGCGCAACTACGATCTGGAGTCCGAGGACGGATCGCTGCAATTTTCCCTGTATCTGCGTCAGAACATGCGAATCGTTGAGTCCTTTTCCTGCGGCCTTCTCTATTTGCATGCTGGTGGCGAAAAAGTGACTCTAGCTCGCTACAACGGTAGCGATCACCCACACAACAATCCGCTGGATGGCACTCGCGCAGACAACCACTGTCACATCCATCGAGCCACTGAACGCTACATGGCCATTGGGCGGAAATCAGAGCACTACGCCGAAAGCACTGACCGCTACACCGATCTAAGCGGAGCTTTGCGGGCAATAGTCGATGATTGCATGATCTCGGGCATTCGCCTCGCCAATGCAATGGCAGCAGACGATAATGACGAGATCGACGAGCCTCAACTGGACTTGGACCTAAAGTGAACATCGACGCATCAGCCCTTCAGAAACAGCTCTGCAGCACGTTCTGCCAGGATGTGAAGGTCAGCCTGGGCGACGGTTTTGCACGGGTAAATCTGCCAATGACGGGGCGCGATGGAGATGGCTTCACTGCTTATCTACAGCCCATACCTGCTGGATGGCGCATCTCGGACATGGGCACCACCATGATGCGTCTCAGCTATGAGAATGATCTTTCGAAGCTGTTTACTGGATCACGCGGCAAGCTATTCGCAACCATCCTAAAGGAAAGCGGCATTTCCGAGGATGACGGAGACCTATACTTAGAGGTGCCAGCTGATGCCATATCGCGTGGATTGTTCACCCTTGGTCAGGGCATCACCAGGGTTGAAGATCTGGGGCTATGGACGCATAGCAGAATAGAGTCCACTTTCTATGAAGACCTAGCCACCATATTGGAATCAATCCTCCCTCCAGAGCAATTGGAACGAGGCTATGTAGTCCCGGGAGTTCCTAATGGCGACTCATACCCGGTAGATTATTTTATCCGTACCAAGGGACGTCCGCTTTACCTGTTCGGCGTAAACAACAAAGAAAAAGCCATGCTTACCACTATCATTCTGCAACATCTGATAGCAGCACAGCAGGATTTTGACTCAATGGTGATCTGCGCAAACATTGAGGAAATCCCTAAGCTCGACAGGCGCAGGCTGACGAATGCAGCGAACGATGTTGTCGCCACAATTCAGGATACTGACGTCATTCGCAATAAGATCGAACATCGAGTCAGGGCCTAGCCAACTCAGTTAAAAGCCCCGCACCCGCGGGGCTTTTCGTCCCCGCCCGCCTTTGACAGATGCCCTCCGCCGTCCTGGGAAGGCAGCAGTCCAGCACAGGACGCCCCTCGATTCCCGTGCGGACTTTTCACATCAGCCGCGCATTTGATACATTGAGGCGTCCTTGAAGGCACAACACCGAAAGGACCAGGCCGCGCCGGAGCCTTCCCCGGCGCGGCCTTTTCGTTCCCGGCCCTCCCGGCTCTGCGCTGAGCTGACGACAGCCCTGCCCAGGCGCTGAACTCGATACAGCGCCGCCTTTCCCCGACTGATGCACAAACCCAAGGCCGCCTAGCGCGGGCTTTTTCATGGGCGCGAGAAAAATATCAGCAGTGCTATTGACCATTCAATAACAGCACTGCTAATTTATCCTCAACGCCGCAGAACAACGCAGCGCCAGGCCACCGAGCCGACCGCTCTTTCGACAATTTGGGAACCCTCTGCTGCGCCAACGTCGCGAGACGCTGGGAGAGGCAAAAGACGCAGCCCGAGCTGGGCCGGACAGTCCAGCCGTGCAAGCCCATGCGTTGCACGCGACGTCGCTCAAGTCACCTGCCAATAGACCAAAGAAGCAAACGCAGGAGTGGGAACGAACCCCGACAAGGAGAAGCGACCGAGATGACACCAAGAGGAGGAAACCACCCATGCAGTAACAAGCCCAGCCGACGACACGGGTCGGCGCCTCGCGAGCAGTTGCCCACATCACCAGGCCGCCGGGCTGCAGCGAACCCGCGAGATTACCCCTAGTCCCCCATGACCTGCTCCGTAAGCCGATTGAAGGCGCAGCGAGGGAAGCCCAAGGCCAAACACATCTAGTCCGAGCTGCCATCGGTAGTGGTGAGGACAGCACTACGCCGCGCGAGACGCCAGATTGCTGAGCGCGGCGGGAAATCATCCTTCAGCCAGTTCCCCAGAGCTGGCTGCGGAATGTGACCAACAACGAGGAAACCCAATGAAGACGCTGGAGCAAATCAAAAATCGCGGCAGCAAAACACTGGACGGTCGTGACTTCTCGCGACTGGCTCGCTTTATCCCTGAGGACCAGCTAGCCGACTTCGGCATGACCCTCAATGAAAAGTATGTCGGAAAGCACGAGCACATCGAATTCAATCGTGAAAACGTGCTTGAGGAACTGAAGAAAGACGTGGAGTTTGGCTTCAAAAAAGCTCTAGGCCAGCGTGGAATCTCGGCGGCCCTGATGTTCGAGGTTGTCAGCATGTGGAACTGGGTGCTCGAGGAAGGTCTTGAAGACTTCCCCGAAGATGATTACGCCCAGTACGGCCTTCCTCTGTTCAAGCAGACAGCCGTGAAGTACGGCTTTGACAATCCCATCGGTGATGACTACGGCGACGAGATTCATTACTCATCTTGCTGCTGATTCCACGCCAGATGGCCTACTCCAGCCGCACATAGCACCGATTTCTCAGATGCCCTTCGCAAGAGGGGCATCGAAGAAGTCAACACGCCCTGGAGGGCAAGACGATGAACGCATTCCGCAACCTGTATCAGGTGTTTGACGAAAACGGAACGCTCATGGCGCACGTAACCGCTGAAGACTCTGAGAAAGCCGCTGAAAAGTTCGCTAGGGCCTCCGGACTCACGGAAGTGATGCACATCGAGCAGATCAGCCGAGGCTACCACCGCGACGTTTGCGAGATATTCAAGAAGTAACCACCCCTCCCCGGTTCGCCGGGGCATCACCCGCGCATGCCGGGCTCCCCATCGCCAGGCTGTATCGGAGAGTGGTCTGAATGCGCAGGCTGATGCGCATGCTCATGGAATCGGCACCTGTATGCCTCAGTACTGAGCCGACCAATGCCGGAGATCAGCACCGGCCAGACCACTCCCCCATACAGCCACCACGCACAACCCGACAAGGAAACCAACCATGAGCAACGCCATACCCGATTCCATTCACTGGATTGACATTCCAGAAATCGGCCAGCCCCTTGCTGACGGAACCTTCTTTGCCCGCCACTGGGTCAATGGCAAGGAATACGCCTACGTCGATCTCGGCAAAAGCGCCGAGTTCACTGGAGAATGGGGCGAGTATGGCCAGAGCGTGGATGGCGCCGTCAGCTACCGAGACGGAGCTTCGAACACGGTCGCCATGGCAGAAGCTGGCAGCCCAATTGCCAAGCAAGCTCTGGAGATCGGAGAAGGTGTATTCATCCCCTCTGTTCTGGAACTAGCTCTTCTGCTCTCAGCAAAGCAAGCAGGCGAGTTGTCAGGTTTTGCGGATCGCTGGTACTGGTCGAGTTCGCAGTACTCCACAAGCTGCGCCTTCATCACGGCCTTCGACGTCGGCAGCACGGACGGCGTCGCCAAGCCAGACATATTCCGTGTCCGGCCCGTCCGCAAGATTCTCATTCTTCAGTAATCCAGTCTCAGGCAAGAGAGGAATCCATGCCAACCCTTTTTGATTTCGCTGCAATGTGGGGAATTCTGCTTCTGACGATGTTTTTGCCGATCCGTTTGAAGCGTCGCCCTATTTAACCGCAAGACGCCTGACAGGCAGGAGAACAGAATGAGCAAGCTATCACCCCATGAGCTGGGAATCTTGTACTTCAACTTCATCGAATACCGGGATAAGGCATGCAATGGGATGGCGAAAATGAGCATCGCAAAGTTCTTCGCTATCTATGGCCTTAATCGGTTCAAGGAGTGATGCGAATGGCAAATAAACACACTCCAGGGCCTTGGAAGGTTGGAACTCCAGGCCCTAATGGCTGCTACACAGTTGGCACTCAGGGCGGCCTGATGACGGCAATGATCGCGCATAGCATCTGCGAGCCGGATCAGATCGAAACTGCAAATGCCAACGCCCGCCTGATAGCGGCAAGTCCCGATCTTCTGGCGGCCTGCCAAGCCTTCTCTCGCTTATACGGTCGCTTGTGGGACGTAACCGATCCAGTCGGATCCGGGTTCCTTTCTCCTGAGTCTGTGAAAGATTACGACGCAATCCACCGACTGATGACTGGGGCGATTCAGAAAGCCACCGCCTAACCGCGCCATGGCGCATACACACTGGAGGCAAGATATGGCAGCTGGTGACTACTACTCGTGCGACGTCTGCGGGGGGAAATGCTTCTACGACGCGAACCTGAACTACGAGTGGCCAGATAAGAACGGCAACGACTCGTGGGGCTACCACATCCCTGCTGACGAGATGATGCTCGGTACGAATTGCAAGCTCGACTACTGCGGCGACATCGCTGCTATCTGTCGGGACTGCCGGGCGACACACGAGATTGTTGTGCGAGAGAAGAGCAGCGCCTGACTTCCCCGGCAAGGACGCCACCCTTCAATGGGGATGCGCTACGGCGTGTTCGGCCAGACCAGAAATGGATGCTCGACAGCACGGGTAAAGAAGCAGCCGTAACCCGGCCATCCCCACCCTACCCCTCATTAGCCCGGCAAGTCCGGGCATTTTTTCGCCTGTATGACGACAGCGATTCGGAACGCTGCCGCATGCACGCGACCTAGAGGTCAGAGATATGAACGAAATGTACCTGAACGACGGGGACGCAACCTTCGTCGGAAGTTTCACAAAAGTCTGCTGGGACCGTGATAACGGCCAGCGTTACTCGTTCGGATTCAAGCCAAATCGCGGGAAAAAGTTCGTCGTGATGCTACTTGGCGAGGCGGACAAGACCGCCGACGACTTTGACCTTGAGGCTGCACTGAATCGCCTCGGCTTCTACCGGAGAGAGAAGTCATGAACGCCATCCGCAAGTTGCAAGAAGCGTATGACGCGAGACTGCCTGACGATGACGATGACGGCGACCGCGAGTATGTCACTGAGCAAGTCGGCAAGCTTCTGAACTGCGAGGACGGTGATTGCGTGCCGTTCCATGATCGGAAAGAAAGGCCCTTTATCGGCCCTGAGTTTACGGTCTACGGATTCGCCGGATTCGTCCCGGAGTGGCTTGCAGAGGTCGACAGCAAAGAGTGCCCTATGACTCAGCTACTCCTAGCCGTCCGCCGAGGCGACCTGGAACTAGCCCAACGCATCTGGTTCCGCGCATTCGAATCCACGCTTATAGAGAACGCTGAACGACTGGTTAGGGAGAGACGAGTATGAGCATTGACTGGAACACGGCACCGGAGGGTGCGACTCATTGGGAGCCGAGTGGACCTGATTTCAATAAAGGCTGGATGAAGAAAGAAGGGAATGAATGGTTTTATTGGAGCGAAGGATCCAACAGATGGTTCCAAGGGAAACTTTCCTGCAATGTGTCCGCAGATCGTGAGGCGACATTCGAGGCTAGACCGCAAGAGGCCTGGGACGGCCATGGCCTGCCGCCAACCGGCCTGCTGGTGGAATGGAAAGCCGGCTTGGATCACGAGTGGAGGCGCGTAACCGTGCTGGCCTACGCCAATGGCGATGCGTGGTTACAGCCCGAGGACGGCGACTCATTCATCGTCGGAAACCCGGCAAACTTCAGGCGCATCCGCACTCCCGAGCAGATCGCCGCCGAGGAGCGGGAGAAGGCGATTGAAGAAATGTGCTTCGCAGAAGAGACGCTAACCGTCAAGCAAGCCAAAGCACTCTACGACGCCGGCTATCGCCGCCAGGAGTCATCCACATGACCATCACCATAGACCTGACCAAGGCCGCCCAAGTCCTGATCTTCGGCGGCTTTTTTGTGGGCAGCGTGTTCATGTTCGCCGTGGCGTTTGTTGAGGTGGCAGGGCTATGAAGCTGACGACGACCGCCTACTACAACGAAATCGACCCATATGCCGCTCAGTGGCTTCGAAACCTGATCGCCGCCGGCCACATAGCGCCTGGCGACGTCGACGAACGATCGATCGAGGATGTTCACCCAGATGACCTCAAGCACTACACACAATGCCACTTCTTCGCGGGAATCGGCGTCTGGTCGCTCGCCCTTCGCCGCGCCGGCTGGCCAGATGATCGACCTGTTTGGACCGGTTCCTGTCCTTGCCAACCTTTCTCCTCGGCAGGCGAAGGAGCTGGGCTTGATGACCCGCGTCATCTCTGGCCACATTTTGCCTGGCTCATCCGCCAGCGCCGCCCTGGAGAAGTCCTTGGTGAGCAGGTTGCAAGCAAGGACGCGGAGCCTTGGCTCGACCTTGTACAAGCTGACCTGGAAGCCATGGAATATGCCTTCGGGGCTATCGCGTTTCCGTCTGCGGGCATCGGTGCCCCGCACATCCGTGACCGCACGTATTGGGTGGCCAACGCCATGCGCCCGAGATTATTTCCCGGCTCACTCTCCGGAATATATCGCGGCGAAGAAAGCCCAGGGTCACGGGATGGCGAACCTGAACTACCTGGCGCAATTGGCGGGATGGCCAAGTCCAACAGCCTGCGACTCGAACAGGAGGCCCTCGCAGGGATTCACAACACCGAACATCACGCTGAACCATGCGGCGGTGCTGAGCGGATGGCCAACACCATCATGCCAGAACGATCGGACGGGCAATCCGGAATCGGCTTTGTCGATGACCCGCAAGGACGGCTCGAAGGTGCAGCAACGTCTGCAGGACTTCGCAGCGATTGCAGCCCCGGCCCGGTTAACGGCCTGTGGGCAGATGCTGACTGGCTCCTCTGCCGGGATGGCAAGTGGCGGCCAGTTGAACCCGGCGCATTCCCGCTGGCTCATGGGGCTCCCTCCCGAGTGGGACGACTGCGCGCCTACGGAAACGCCATCAATGCTGAAGCGGCGACGCAGTTCATAGCCGCTTACATGGAGGCAGCATGAACACCCGCCGCACAGCAATCTGGCTAGGCAGCCTTTTCGGCGGCCTGCTGTACCTCTTCATCCTGGCAGCCGGCCCGATCTGGGGAGGCATCATCACCGCAGAAGCTACGCACCTGTCCGCAGCAGGCCGGTAATCCGGATAACTGCGGCTTCCCCAGCGGGCGGTGGGCGGCATGAAGAAAACACCCGCAGCAGCGGCTTCTAGCGCAACGCTATTCATCCCGCAGGGGTGACGCTGCCGAGTGGCGCCGTAAGCGCCTTTCCCTTTCTACCTGGAGATCAAGATGGATCAGTCATCGTTCTGGATGGTCTGGAACCCTCAAGGAAACCAGCCTACCTGCCAGCACCCGACCAGAGACTCTGCGATTGCTGAGGCTGAGCGCCTCGCACGCAAATGCCCAGGACATCAGTTCTACGTCCTTGCAGCAACCGATCTACGCGTCTGCGACAACATGCAGCGCCTAGCCCTCTGGCCGGAACAAGAAATCCCCTTCTAACTGGAGAACGATATGAGCAAGCACACGCCGGGGCCATGGTTCGTAAATGGCCATGAGCGCTACACAAAATACGTCGAGGCGCGTATCGATGGAGGTTTGATTCAGGAGGTAGCCGCTTGCGGGCCTACCGAGAAGCCGGAACAGCAGGAAGCAAATGCCCGCTTATGCGCCGCCGCGCCCGAGCTGCTTGAGGCTCTACAAGGAATGCTTGAAGTATATGGTGGACAGTACAACGACGAGTGTCTACCAAAGTCTTCGAGTGAACTCGACTTGATACAGCAAGCCCGGGCCGCAATCGCAAAGGCCACCGCTTAATCCCTCCCTTCACTGGCTGCGCATGCGCGGCCTACTCCTGATACCGAGGTACAACCGATGAGCAACGCAGTTGCACAGCGGCAGGAAAGTGCTGCCGTCATCCAAGCCAACGAAGCAACGACAGTGCTTCAGGTAATCCAGAAAGCTGCATCCGACCCATCCTGCGATATCGAGAAGCTCGAGCGCCTGATGGCCATGCACGAGCGTATGCAAGCCAAACAGGCCGAACAGCAATACGCTGATGCCATGGCGGCCATGCAGCAGGAACTGCCCGCAATCGGCGAGCGGGGGAACGCAGCAGGTCGATACACCTACGCCCTCTGGGAAGACATCAACGAGAAGCTCAAGCCGATCCTGGCGAAGCACGGCTTCTCCATCAGCTTCCGCATGCCGCGCTGCGACAAAGGAATCGAGGTGGAGGGAGTTCTTACCCATCGCGCAGGACACAGTGAGCGCACAACGATAGTTCTGCCGGCAGACACCAGCGGCAACAAGAACGCCGTCCAGGCCGTCGCCAGTTCCGTCAGCTACGGAAAGCGCTATACCGCGGGCGCCCTGCTGAACTTCACCACGCACGGCGAGGACGACGATGCGTTCACCGCAGCGGCGCCAGTTCTGATCACTGAAGCCCAGTCCAAGCAGTTGAAGTCGCTGCTCGATAAGTGCAGCGATAAGGCGCAGACAGCTTTCTCTTCAATTCACGGAACGCCAGAGCAGGTCACCAAGGACGACTTTGACCGCGTGCTGGCCATGCTTAAGAAGTCCGCAGACCAGAATCAAGCGGGGTGAGCAATGCAGATCATCCGAGAGATTGAGCAGGGATCAGAGGAGTGGCTACGGCTGCGCCTGGGCATCGTTACCTGTTCAGAAGTGGACTTGCTGATGGTCAAAGGCAAGGGCGAAGCAGGATTTGGAGTCGGAGCGTTCACCTACATGGATCGCTTGATCGGAGAGCGCATCACCGGGGCTGAGGCCGAGCCGTGGCGTGGTAACGGCAGCAGCGCCAGAGGCCACAAGCTGGAGCCAGTTGTGCGCGACTTGTACTGCCTGCGTACAGATACCCAGCCAGATCAGATCCAGCAGGCCGGGATAATTCTGAACCACGGGATCGGCTATTCGCCGGATGGAATGGTTGGCGAAAACGGTCTGGTCGAGGTGAAAACCAAAGTCCCCGAGAAGCTAGTAAGCGTCATTCTCGAAGACAAGGTGCCATCCGAGCACGCAGCGCAGTGCATGGGCGGCCTGTGGGTTAGCGAACGTGAATGGATCGATTTCCTCGGCTACTGGCCTGGCATGCCTCTCTGTCTGGTGCGCGCTTACAGGGATGAGGAATACATCCGCAAGCTCGCGGATCGCGTTAAGACCTTTTACGAAATCATGGAGGCCCGCATGGAGCGGGTATTAGCAGCATGAGCAATCTGAACCGCTGGGAAGGCATTGGTCGACTTGGCCAAGACATTGAACTGCGCTACCTGCCTAACGGCGATGCCGTGGCCAGTCTTAGCATCGCCGTAGATGACAGCTACAAGGACAAGCAGTCCGGCCAGAAGGTCGAACGTACTGAATGGGTGCGCTGCGTAGCCTTCCGCCAGACGGCCGAGTTCCTGGCCAAGTGGCTCCACAAGGGCGGCCGCCTCTACGCCGTAGGCAAGCTCAAGACCCGCGAGTATGAGAAGGACGGCAGCAAGCGCTACGTGACGGAGGTTCACCTAGCCCAGGGAACGGAAATCATTGACTGGCCGGCTAAGGATTCCGAACCACGTCCGCAGACCCAGCAACAGCAATCTAGGCCGTCTCAGCAGGCACAACAGCCGGCGCCGGACTACGACAGCTTCGACGACGATATCCCGTTCTAAATCAACAAGTTACTCGAAATTAAAGGCCCTCAATAGGGCCTTTTCTTTTGCCCGGAGAAAGCCATGGAAACCGACATTCCCGAGATTCTAAGCGACCTGAGAATCGGCGCTGATGCGTGGTGCGGCGTGCAAGAGCCGGTTGCCCATGCGCTGACTCACGATGACATTCAAGACGCCGTTGCTGAGTACCTGGCAGCGGGAGGGGTCATCACGAATATCCCTGCGGGCGTCTCTTCAAATCAGCCGGTCACGTTCAATAGCCGAATTACCGGAGCATCTACCGGAATGGAGCGAGAGCAGCAGAAGCGTGTTCAGGCCAAGCGCACGGCAAAGGACATCGAATACTGCCAGATGCTCGAAGACCTAGTGATCCTCGATTGCGGTCGATGGGAGATCGGCCCTGCCATGGGGGTAAGCGATCACACCGTGCAGCGTCTCCTTCGCACCTATTTCTCCACCCGCGCCGAGTTCGACAAGTGGAGGGCATCCGGACATGGGAAATCGACGCTCATAAACGGCGAGAAACCATGCTCGAAGTGCAAGACGCTCAAACCTCTATCTGAGTACTACTCCAACCCGAGCAAGAAGGACGGCCATTGCAGCGAATGTAAGGCCTGCGAAAACGCGCGGAGGCGAGCAGCAAATGCAAAGCAAGCAGCTTGAGTTCCCCGAATCGGCAGACGAATACCGCGAAGGCATCGAAGCACGCGACCGCGGCGAACGTCTCCAGGCCTGCCCGTACGGACTGCACATGCTCTATGAGCGGTCACTTTGGCTCGCAGGACACCACGACAGAGACATGGGCCTCGCCCCGAGGGTAGCAGCATGAGCATGCACGAACACGGCTGTTTCGCCGACAGCTACCAAGTCCGACATATCAACGCGCAGTGCGTCGTCGGAAAGGTCTTCCGGCACAAGCCGACTAATCGCAGATACATCGCTGTTCTCGAAGCCGGCGGATCAGTTGAGCTTCAAGAAGCCAGCGGGCACAGCACGTACACATCAATCGAAGCGCTCGGCAATGCCGAGGTGTGGGAGGCCGTTAAATGAGCATGGAACTGAACAAGGAATCGGTAGAGCAGGCAGGCGGGGATGAGCGCGCGGCGTTCAATGCGTGGCTGAACGAAGTCACCTACGAGGAAAACACAGACAGAGGCGTTTTCAAGGTGCAGCGCCACCAAACTCTATCTTTGGAGGACGAACGAATAGCATGGCGGGCATGGCAAGGCCGTGCCCTCCTGGCGCGGTCCGAGCAGGAAGAGATGGAGCGGCTGCGCGAGGCTTACGAGCGGGGCTATGGCGACGGACAGAACAACCCCAATGGGTACAGCGACAAGAAAGAACGTGATGCCTGCGTTAACGAGCTGCTGAAACAACCATCCCCGGCGCAAGCAGAGGACGCTCCGGTAATCGGATGCCTCTGCGGCATGCCGATGACCGAGGGCCATCACTCGCCGGACGGTTGCAGCAGCCTTGAAGAGTTCGCACCACACCTCTCCGCCCAGGCGCACCCCGAGCAGACAGAGGGCGCGCAGGGGGAGCGGGAGCAGTTCGAAAGATGGCTTGCCGCATACCTCGGGCGAAAATTTGAAGCACCCTACGACTTGGCACGGTTCGAGGATTCGGGCGAGTACCGTTACAACCCGGCAGCCGATTACTGGAAGGTTTGGCAGGAAGCCCGCGCCGCTCTGGCGCAACCCTCCCCGGCGCCGAAGCTGGAGCGGCCAGAGGTTTACGATTCGGGTCTGATCAGCATGCTGCACACCGACAAAAACGTTCGTCAGTTCGTCAGCTTGGAGCAGTACGAGCGCATTGTCGGGGCGCTGCGGGCGCTGGCCGAACGCGAGTATTACCAAGGAAACCTGTATCTGGACCGAGCGCGCATGGCCGAGTGCGAGCTGGAAGCCGCCCAGGCCAGGGTGGCGGAGCTTGAGCTGAAACTGGACAAGTCCGACTACGCCTATGACAACGACCGCATCCACATGCGCGGCCTGGCAGCGCGTGCCATTGCGCGCGCCAAGGTCTTCGATGACGGCAGCGATGGGGCCGATGCCGAGAGCGCCCGCAGCGTGGTCGCCATCCTCCGCGAATTACTAGCCGTCGGGCCCGCCCAGGCTCAGCACAGCGTGCCGGGGGATATCATGCGTGATGCTCAGAGGTATCGCTGGCTTCGTGACCAGCAGTTCTACTTCTCCTTCTCGACCGAGAACAGTGACGCCGGAATCAGTAGTTGCACAGCCGGCATGTCCAGCAGGTTCAAAAACCTTTCGTGGGTAGATGCTGCGATTGACTCAGCTATCGCCGCCGCGCCTGGCAAGGAGGTAGGTCATGAGTGAGGTGAAGCGCTTGAATTTCACCGTGTCCCAGTTCGAGAGCGTTGTTCCGTATGCGTCAGAGCATGGCCAGTACGTCAGATATGCAGACTACGCCAAGCTAGAAGCCGAGGCCCAGGCGCTAAGGGAGGAAGTAGAGCGCGGCAATCGAATTACCGTCGCCATGGCACTGGACATCTCGGCGGTCGGAGAGGCGCTTGGCATTCCAGGCGAGGAACAGGAAGGCGGGACCGGCGAGTTCATCGATCTAATCCGCGAGCTACAGAAGGAAGTCGCAGCACTGCGCGCAAGGGTGGTGGTTGTGCCGGAGCGAAAACTCCTAAATGCCGGAGTCCCAGGGCTGAATCGTAATAGCGGCTGGAACGCCTGCCTCGACGAACTTGCGCGCCTCAACGGCCTGACGGTAAGCGAATCAGCGCTCGAGACGCTGCGCCGGTCCGCTACCGGGAAAGTCATGCACCTGAATAACGGACTGTGCCCCGATGCCTTTGAGGGGCACGAAGCACGCGATCCGGACTGCCCGGTGTGCAGAGCGCTGATCGAGACGGGAAAGGAGAGCAACAATGTCTGAACTAAAACCGTGCCCGTTCTGCGGATGTTCGATGCGCCTAGAGAGCAACCGAGACTGGCATAGGATCGTAGGCGATCACGCTTTAGAGTGCGCCTTCACGGACAGCGAAACAATGGTGGTGCCGGCAACAAAAGAGCAGCGTGATATTGCTGTCTCCGACTGGAACGCCCGAGCCGTACCCGCAGGTCATGTAGTGGTAAGCGAGGATCTGCTGCGGAGCATAGAGCGGGAGTGCAGGCGGGAAAGCGACTGGAATTGCGAAAACGTTCCAGCAGGGACGAACGCAGCTACGACACGCGCGAAGAAGATGATCGAAATCGCGAACCAACTCCGCGCCCTGCTGAGCGAGCAGGGTGGACGAAACTGTCAAGTTTTCCTTGACGGTTGCAATTCCTATGACGCCAACGAAACGGAGACGAGCGCGTGAACTACACACCGAAGTGCCTGAAAAACCTGCCTCGCCAACAGAAGCCCGAGACGCGATCGAAGCGCAGAAAGGAAGCTCGCGAAATTGCCGAACTGACGATCATTGAATGCATTCAGCGACTCCAGGCCGCACGCCGAGCAAAGCCAAAGGACTGGGAGCGAGGCTACAACAGCGCAATCACAACGCTCGAGCTATTCCTTCAGGAAATTAAAGAGAAGCGCTGGATAGGAACAGAAGGGCGAGTTGTAAACCGATAGTTTACAACTGTGCCAGCCCCCATCCCCAGCATCTATACGCGCCTAACCCGTCACCCTCGCCCAGCATAAACCAACGCATCCGACCCTCGGAGGACTAACCGTGGACAACGACAACGAAACCATATTGGCAGTGATAGTCATCGTTCTCTTCGTCCTGGGAATCTTCCGGGTCGTCGAGGATATGCAGGAACTCTACAGGCAGACCGAGTTGAAAGGACAGGAGTTGAGCAGATGGAGCAAGCAATGAGAGAAGAGTTTGAAGCGCACGCGAAAGTGCGCTGGTCTACTGATTACGACGACTTTGGCGATGGCCTGTTCTCCATACAGGCTGATGGCCGGTACGAGTACGAGCACATTCAATGGGATTGGGAGACTTGGAAAGCCAGCCGCGCGGCTCTGAGGGTGGAACTTCCGGATGATGGGATCGAGGACTGTCGACGTGACTGGTCGAACTCCTGCCGTGACAACTTCGATACCGGCTACTGCTATGCGACTGACCGGATCACTCAAGCCCTCCAGCAAGCCGGAATCGAGGTGAAGTGAATGACTGACCATCCTATCGACGACAAAGTGCTCGAGCATCTCCGCAAAATTCAGGGCTCTACTGCATGGGCTATGCGTCACGCCATCGGCGAAGACAGGCCGACCATCAGCAAGGCTTTGAATAGGCTCAAGCGCAAGGGTCTCGTTGAATGCAACGGAACGCCCTACTGGGTAGCAACTGGACTTCGAGGTACGCACGTATGACCGACCACGCAGAGCTGCGGAGGGTGGCTGCGCTGGCTCATCCAGACGCCGAATGGTTCATCGCGCGAAACCTTGATCACCCGAATATCGACAAGCCGGCAGCGTCATTCATCGCCACCGCCACCCCCAAGGCCGTCCTCGCCCTGCTGGACGAGATCGACGGGCTGAGCGACGAGTTATCCGCATGCACCGAGCATCCTGGCGGATGTGGGTATTGGCGCGAGGCCGCCAAGCGTAGAGCCGAAGAGCGCGACCGGCTGAGGGCGCAGAACGATGCGCTGCAGGGAGCGCTACATGCCGTTCAAGCTGAGGTAGACGGGAATCTCCGCCCACTTACCCGCGACCTCGTGAACATGGTCAGCGGCTTGAATAACGGCACTCACCCGAATGACATCTACGAACACTGCGACGAGATCGAAAGGATCATCGGAGCAGCCTTGAAAGGAGCAACGCAATGAACGACCGCACACTACTCGAACTGGCGGCGCGGGCGGCGGGGATGCAGATCAATGAGCAGCGTCAAGCCGAACGTGATTCCATAGTCGATCCAGCAAAAGCCAGCCTTTGGATTGTCGATGGGTGTACGGCCTGGAACCCACTTATCGAAAGCCACCACGCGTTTATTCTGGCGGTGCAGCTTCGCCTGGACATTACGTTCTACAACGGATTTCAGGAGGTGGCCGCCGAGCCATCAAATGGTGACGGGATGAACCCTTGCCAGGAGGTGTTCACAGAAAACCCGTATGCGGCAACTCGGCGAGCAATAGTCCGCGCCGCCGCCGAGATCGGCAAGTCTATGGGAGGTGGGGAGTGACGAAAGACAACGGTGGACAAGCGTTTCCCTCGGAATCGATGTACACGTCCGAAGCGGGAATGACCCTGCGCGATTACTTCGCGGCCAAGGCGATGCAGGCCTTGCTTCATCCGACGTACATAGAGTCAAGCGTAAGCAAGCCCCATAGCAATCCTCTTGCTGACATACCGAGGGTTGCTTATCGATACGCCGACGCCATGCTAAAGGCCAGGAAGGCGGGAGGTGGGGAGTGATGAAACGGGAGGAATTCGAGAAGCGCATGGCCGGCATATTCGACCTGTCCGCTTACGTGGACAGCCAGGGAGACATCCGATATTCGGACAGCCACACCCAGGCTGCTTGGGATGGATGGCGATGGGCAATGGTGGTTTTCCAGCCAATTGAAGCAGAACGGTATGGAGAGTTGAATGAGCGACGCACCCATTGAACCCCATGAATACCTCTACGGCGTAAAGGTCGTCCAGATCGAGGATCTTCGAGTTGCCCGAGGATTGACCAGGCGCCCGGTTTCTTCATGCCGTCACAGGAAAATGGTCTACGACGAAAAGGAGCGCCGCATCTGGTGCAGCGATTGTGAAACGGAGGTCGAGCCGTTTGATGCCTTCATGCACCTGGTACAGGTATTCGATGGCGGCCTGAAGGACTTGAACAGGCGCCGCCGAGAGTTGCATGAGGCAGAGCAGTTTGCAATCCGCAGCCGTGCGGCCAAGGTGATCGACGAAGCGTGGCGCAGCACGAAGATGGCTCCGCTTTGCCCACACTGCAATGAGGCGCTTCTCCCGGAAGACGTTGTAAAGGGAGTTGCCACGGCATCCAAGCAACTGATCATCGCTCGCCGCAACAAGCAGAAACAACTGAAGTAGCCCAGCCGAGCCCACTAGGGCCTCTTCCTGAGGCCCGCCCGGCTGGGCGTTCAAATCCTACCAGAAGGCCTGACCGAGCAGTTAACCCCCATATTGCCCGATGCGGGCGCCCTGCCCGGCCAAGCCTCCACGAATTCTACCCGCCAACCCGATGCCGTTGATCGGCCAAGGTCTCGCTATGTCTTTGATTTCAGTTGAGGCGGCCGCCGGCATTCTCGGCGTGAGCCGCAGGACCGCGTACCGCTACGCGGACGAAAAGCTGATCCCGGTGGTCAGGTTCAAAAAGACCATCCGGGTCCACAAGGAAAAGCTCGAACAGATGCTTGAAGAGGAAGCCGCTGCTAGCATGCGCGACGCGGTCGGCGTACCGGAGGAAGTATGCCGTACAAGAGAAACGACTCCGCCTACTGGTGGATCTCTTTCAAATCAGCAACAGGAAAGCTTGTTAGACGCTCTTCTGGAACTGCCGACTACTCGGCGGCGAAAGCACTAGAGCAACAGGAACGCGCGAAAGCGTGGAAGGAAAAGGAAATGGGCGTGAATCCGCCCAGGACCTTTGAGGAGGTGATCATTCCGTACCTGCAACACGCTCGCCAGCATCAGCGCAGCTACGAAACGACCGTGCACCGCATAAAGCCGCTGCGCGAGTATTTTGCCGGACGCGTGGTCAACGATCTAGGGGGCCAGGACATCCGGGGATACGGAGCGCACAGGCTGGATGCCGGCGCATCCCCGGCAACCATCAACCGAGAACTCGCCGCACTGTCCGCGGCGATAAACCACTGCAACACGGAACTGGAGTGGGCCCTTCCTAACCCAGTGAAGGGACGGAAGATGCGCGAGGCCGAAGGGCGTGATCGTTGGCTGACTAGGGCAGAGGTAGAGGCTCTGTGCCGAGCGGCGCGCGGGCAGAAGTTTGGCCCGATGCTGGAGGACTTCATTCGCCTAGCCGTCAACACAGGGTGCCGGAGGGAGGAAATGCTTGGCCTGGAGTGGCGCAGGGTCGATTTCGCAAATCGACTGATCTACCTGGAGGCATCCCACACGAAGGCAGGCAAGCGCCGGAGCATCCCGATCAACGAAGGGGCGATGGCAGCACTAAAGCGACGAATGGCATTCAGGTCCGAGACCAGCCCGGAATGCCCCTGGGTCTTTGCGCGCGCTAACGGTGATCGAGTGGTATCGCTTTCGGCCGGCTTCAAGCAGGCCTGCCAGGCAGCGAAGATTGCGGACTTTACGATTCACGACCTGCGCCACACCTGCGCGGCATGGCTGGTCAGCGCCGGCGTTCCGCTGGCGGATGTTCGGGATCTGCTCGGACACTCGACAGTCGCGATGACTGAGCGATATGCCCATCTTGCTCCAGCCAGGGTAAGGGATGCTGTAGGGGTTCTTGATCAAGTCCGTGAAAGCCGCATTTCACGTTCTGTTCACGCTGATAATCCAGCGCATCTAAATGGAGGGCCGCTGAAGCTCGTAAACACTTGATTTAGAAGGTGGTGCGGACGGAGAGACTCGAACTCTCACGCCTTGCGGCGCTGGAACCTAAATCCAGTGTGTCTACCAATTCCACCACGTCCGCGGGACACTGCTTGGAAATGAAAACGCCAGGCCTCGGGCCTGGCGCTTCGGAATATGGGGTGGACGATGGGAATCGAACCCACGACACCAGGAGCCACAATCCTGTGCTCTACCAACTGAGCTACGCCCACCATATTACGACTTGCGGTAAAACATCGCCTGCTTCTTGCCGATTCGCCGAATGGCGCACCCGGCAGGACTCGAACCTGCGACCATCCGCTTAGAAGGCGGATGCTCTATCCAGCTGAGCTACGGGCGCTTTATTCATCTGCATTCAATGCTGAGCGCAAACTTTAAGCTCTGGCAATCACAAAGTCAGCAACCGACTTGCATTACCTCTTACCCTGCGTCCGGCTGTGCTCGGCAAGCGGGGCGCATGTTATACAGGGGGCGAAAGGCCGTCAACGGGTTTTTTAAAAAAATTCAGCTATATAAAGGAGTTACGGCAAATCCGCGGGTCGCCTCCTTTGCCCCGGGCGGCGTCCATGCGAAAATGCGCGTCCTTTTTCCACCCGATTCGATGGTTACCCTTCCGACATGACCGCACAACTGATCGACGGCAAAGCGATCGCCGCCAACCTTCGCCAGCAGATAGCCCAACGCGTGACCGAGCGCCGCCAGCAAGGCCTGCGCGTTCCCGGCCTGGCGGTGATCCTGGTCGGCACCGATCCGGCCTCTCAGGTCTATGTGGCGCACAAGCGCAAGGACTGCGAGGAAGTCGGCTTTCTCTCCCAGGCCTACGATCTTCCCGCCGAAACCAGCCAGGACGACCTGCTGGCCCTGATCGACCGCCTGAACGACGATCCCGCCATCGACGGCATCCTGGTCCAGCTACCCCTGCCCGCCCACCTGGACGCCTCCCTGCTGCTGGAGCGTATCCACCCGGACAAGGACGTGGACGGTTTCCATCCCTACAACATCGGCCGCCTGGCCCAGCGCATGCCCCTGCTGCGCCCCTGCACCCCGAAAGGCATCATGACCCTGCTCGCCAGCACCGGCGCCGACCTGTACGGCATGGACGCGGTCGTGGTCGGCGCCTCGAACATCGTCGGCCGGCCCATGGCTCTGGAGTTGCTGCTGGGTGGCTGCACCGTCACCGTGACCCACCGCTTCACCCGCGACCTGGCCGACCATGTGTCGCGCGCCGACCTGGTGGTGGTCGCTGCCGGCAAGCCGGGACTGGTCAAGGGCGAGTGGATCAAGGAAGGCGCCATCGTCATCGACGTCGGCATCAACCGCCAGGCCGACGGCCGTCTGGTCGGCGACGTGGAATACGAGGTGGCGGCGCAACGCGCCAGCTGGATCACCCCGGTGCCGGGCGGCGTCGGGCCGATGACCCGCGCCTGCCTGCTGGAAAATACCCTGCACGCCGCCGAACACCTGCACGACTGA